ATGTTGATACTTTTACTCAATATTTAACCACCACCGACAATATGAGTAAAGAACTTGCATTTACTTTATATTTTTGGACACGGTACTATGAAAAGAATAACCCTGATAAATGGGTATGGAAATCTGATACGGTAGGTGTTTTAAGAACATACTTAAAAATGAAATTAAAAACAGGATTAGTGGATTATACGGATATTGTTAATTTCTTAAAAACCACAAAAAAGAAATCCAAAGAGAAAGAATTTGTAGTAGAGTTTTATGAAAAGCAAAAAGGAAGTATAGACAATGCTCCCTCAAAGCGTTTAACAGATTATACTAATTTGCTACAGTTGATTAACTGAAGGAGAAACAATGAGTAAAGAATTGAATTTAGCATTAAAAAAATTGAAAGAAAATAGTGAGGCTATTAGGGATGTGCAAATAGATGGTATTATTCATCACATGCCCCTGACTTCTCCAAATCTAAACTATCTTTTAGGGGGAGGATTGGCTAGAGGAAGGATTCATACTTTAATTGGGGCAGAATCCAGTGGAAAAACCATTATAGCGTCCCGTATAGCTGGGGAGGTTCAGAAGCAGAAAGAGTTTCCCAATGTTGTTTTATTTATAGACATGGAGCATGCTTTTGATTTAAAATATGCCGCTAATGTTGGATTGGATTCTGGAGTTGATAAATTTATTTTTGTACAACCTTCAAATGGAGAAGAAGGGTTTGAGGTTATACGGTCTTTAGTAGCAACTGGAGAGATTGGACTCGTAGTATGGGATTCTGTTGCGACTACTAGCTCTCTTCGTGCGTTATCAAAAGAAGTTGGTTCAGCAAATTTTGGGAGCACAGCGGCGATTATGAGCGAGGGCTTAAAAATTGTTAATCCAATTTTAAGTAGAAATAAAGTTCCCTCTATTTTTATTAATCAAACACGTTGCATTAGTAAAGATACCTTATGTTTAGTAAATGGAAAGTTCTGTTTATTTGGAAATATAAAGCAAGGAGATAGCATTCTTACTAAGAAGGTTTTGAATACTCTTAATTCTGGAGAAATAGAAGGAAAAATGCTTTCTATAAAGTACAGACCCTCTTTTTATATTAGTAATAAACATAACCAACCTGTTATTAGTGAACAGGGATATACTATTATGCTTGGAGAAAATATTAAAAAAAAGGATTGGGTTCTTCAACCAATTCTTAAAAATGAAATTTCCAATAATATTCCTTATGTTGATATTACCTCTCATTCTTTTTTGGCAACACAATCCCTACCTGAGAAAAAAAGAGATGAGCACTTTCCTACTGAATTAACTGAAGATTTGGCATTTATTCTTGGAGCCTATTATTTCGATGGGAGCTTTCGAGAATATATAAATAAAAAAGATTTTGGTATTTCATGGGGGGAGTATAATAAGGATAGATTTTTCATATTAAAAAACAAGATTTCTAAAGTTTTTAAGTATGTGAGTATAAATGAAAAATTCAATCAAATAGGTTTGTTTGGTAAAAGTTATTGGATGTATTTCAAAGGGTTAGGATGCAATCGTTATGGAAAGAATAAAAATATTCCAGATTGTATTATTAACTCAAGATTTTCAGTTATTGCCTCATTTATAAGAGGTTGTTTTTTTGATACACACGGTTTCACTTCCGAAGGCTTTATTTTTTCTAACGACAATATAGATAGTCTAAAGCAATTTAGCACAATATTGTATTACATGGGAATTTTTGCTGACATTAGGAAACACTATCTTTTTATAACAGGAGGGGATGCTGTTAGGTTTAATGAATTAATTGGGTTTGAGGAGCCACGAAAAAATAAAATAGGAGTAACATTTGTATCAGAAAAAAATGCTAGGGGAAAATATGATGTTGTACCATATATACTTGGAAAACAAGTATTTGATTGGTGTAGAGAAAATGCAACTGTAACTATTTGTGAGTCTAAGTATTACTCTACATTAATGCAATGCTCTCATAAAAAATTAAATTTTGGAAGACAAAGCCTTATTAAGTTTGCAGTAGATTGTAAAATTAATATTTCTGATTCTATTGAATTAGGTTTGATAAAACAAAATAGATTTAGTCAAATTGTAGGGGTTGAAGATGTTTTGATTGATGCACAAGATATAGAAGTGGAAGGGGACTCCCTCTTTATTGCTGAACAATATCTTACACACAATTCCAAAATAGGTGGCATGCCCAGTTTTGGCCCTCAAGACAATATGAAAGTTGGAGGATATGCTTTACCTTTTTACAGCTCATGGGTAAGCAAAGTAAGTCGTGTTGAAGGTATCATGGACAAGAAACAAGAAATTGGTACAGTGATGAAAGTAAAGAATACTAAGTCAAAAATTGGTATTCCTCGCCGTAGTGTTAATCTTGACCTGTACTTTACTACAGGATTTAATCCAGATAATGAATATATTGATTTCATAATAAACCTTGGATATGTAAATAAAGGAGGAGCATGGTTATCTAACGAAGAATGGGGGATGAAGGTACAAGGAAGGGATGGCTTACTTAATTGGTTAAAAGCAAAACCTGATTTGTTTGAGGAATTGAAACATAAAATAAATCAATCCTTTATTTCTTCGGTATCTTTAGACTCACTAATAAATGAAGAGGATGATGAAGATATAGAGAGTGCTGACCCTCTATTAGTAGACGACTAAACAAAGGAGTTTCTATGAGTGACGAACGAGAATTAGATTACGATGTTACTGTTGACCCAGATTCACGATTTAAACTTATAAAGGATGCCTATGAGGATGGAACATATTGGTATCAGATATTTGACAAACAAAATGACATTGTTGTTTTGGAAGGAGATGGTTTTGAAACAGAGGAAGAAATGTTAAAAAGTTTGTTTGAACTTGCAGAAGCGTTTAAAGGTATTTTTGGTTAATGAATAAGCCCGATGCTTTAACTCATCGGGCATTTTTTTAGGAGGAATATAATGTCTGAAGAAGAAAAATTTTTCTTATTTGTAAATGAACAAATAACAAAATTAAAAAAGTACACGGAGATGCAAAATGAAGACCTAAAGTTTTCTGACCTAAATTATTATCTTAGAAACTTTGAGCAGATTTTGTTTTCTTTAATAGGATTAGAAACTACCGCAGAAATTGAATATAAGAAAGAAAAACAAAAGTTTGAAATTTGGTATGCGGAAAGATATATGGTTATTCGACAAAGAGAGAACAAGCCTGATTTAGTTGCCGCAAAATGGATAGGAGCTAAAGAAATTGAAATAATGGTAATGGTAGAAAATAAAAGAGAATATTCTTATATGAATGAGAATCTTATGGTATGTGAAAGCAAAGTTGAGTTTATTCGTAATTTGAAAGAAGGTTGGAATGTTCAGAGCTTTATCTTGAATACTTTGAGTAAAAATGTTCAAACCGAAGTACTTGCGGCGATTAAATCAACAAATACATAAGGTATACTAATTACATATAATGTACAAAAGGAGAAAGTATGAGTGATGTTGAGCAAGCTATTCCAAATGAAGAGTATATTCCTAACGAGAAAGTAATAGAATTTATTGATAAGTTTTTTGATACAACTGATTATAACAAGGAAGATGAATGACCTCATATACTCTTTGTCGGGCTCGTATAGAAAGTACGAGACTTTCAAAATCTATTAATTTATTTCTTTGTAGAATTATTCCTGATATGGAAGAAATAAAAGAAGTTGCTCTATTACCTGAATACCCGGCATTTTTATTTGATGAAAGTAAAGCGTACTCTCCTACAGATATTGTTTGGTGCTTAGTTTCTTCAGATTTCCAGTTAGGATATATAATTGGATTGTGTGAAAATCCCTTGGGTCGTAGTATTTCTTCTTTTGTTGACAAGATAAATGATTTGGAAGCAAAGTTTTCATTAGAAAAATCTAAGTTTTCAGATTTAAATTTATCCATAATAGATAATTGTTTTATAGATTTTTCTAATGCTAAAACAAGAACGAGTGGAAGAATTTCTAATTCGGGAGTGGTTGTCCTATATGGGGGTGATGGAAGTATTAATTTACTTGCCTTGAATTCTAGTATTAAACAAGATGCACAAGGGAATACTACTCATACTAATAAAAGTGAAAAACATGAGATTGATGGGACTTTCGCTATAAAAGCCGCATCTTTTACTGAAAAAGTTTCTTCTAAGAAAACACAAATATTTCAATCAAGCAATAAATACATTGGAGGGGACGAAACAAAAACTGTTTTAGGAGGAAGTCAAGTTGCTTATACAAAAGATTCTTCAGTCTTATATGTAGCAAAGAAGAAAGAAGTAATTGGTTTAGGTTCTGATACTTCTATTGGTATGGGTGGAGCAAAATTACGAATAGGTGTGGGAGATTATAGTATTACTACTATAGCAGGGGGGGTTAGAATTCAAGGTGGTTTAGGGGTATCAATTACTGCTGGAGCAGGCGGGGTTCAAATAACTTCCGCAACAGTAATGAACTTAACTGCTCCGGTTATGACGTTAGCCGCCCCTGTAATGACTTTAAAACCTAACCTTTTAACTGTTGCTTCCGTAGGCTTAGTTGTTCCTTCTTATGTACCGGGGCCTTTTTGTGCTCTACCTATTTGTCCTTTAACAGGACTACCACATTCAGGCAGTATTTTCGCAGGAGTATAATATGGCATTAGACGCTGATAACTTAAAAAATGAAATAAAGAACGCAATCAAAAAGAAAAACCCTGACATGACTAAAGAGACATTGAAAACTGTAGGGGATAGTTGGGAAACTATTGCTAAGGTATTAGTAAAACACATACAAGATAATTTGGAAGTTACGATTAATATTCCAATAACAATAACAGAACCAGCAATTTCTTTTAGTGTGGCGGGAAGAGCCCAAATAAAATGACAGCTCCATAAGAAATTGTGTAAGGTGAAAAATGATTGAAATAAAAGAAATAAATTTAGCCCAACCTATCATTAATCAAGTAGAACTATTACAAAAAGAAATAGAAAAATATGTATTAAAAGAAGAAAACTCAATATTACAAGATTTGGAGAACTTAATTAATGTCAGCAAACTCTACGATAACTAAAGGAATTACTTTTGGTTTAAAACTTGATTCCTTTACTCCATTGGTTAAAAGTATTGAAAAATTAACCACGGGTCTACTCAAAATAAAAAAACCATTAATGGCGGCTCAAAAAGTAATTTCCCCATTTATAATTGGATTAAAAGCTGACCCTCTAACTGCTTTATTAAAAGTTGCTACAAAAACATTATTAACAAGTATTAATAGTTTAGTTTCTACAGGTGTTGGAGTAATTTTTATGTCTCCTTACACAACCCCTACAAAAAGATATTTAGATATGTCCTTTGATATTCTCAATCCAATTACAGAAGCTATGACAGCAACAACAACTATTATAGAACAAACAAAATGGATTCAGGAAGAAAGGGAAGACCGAAGGAGAGAGACAGTCATAAAAACTCCTTTCGATAATAAAAAATATGTTTCGGAAATGAATCATGTACTTACCAAACAAATAGAAAAATTATCACCAACAGAGGCAATTCAAGATATTATTTCCTCCTTTACTAAAAAAAGCTTAACACAGCAACAACAAAAAAATGGGGAAACAAGCCCTTGGGTTCCAAGTTGGAATGAATACACAACTACGACTGGACTAGGTTTTATTATTTCAGCCCAAACCCCTTTAGAATTTTTAAAAAAATTAGAAATATTCAATAAACTTTTTAATATTACTTCTATAAGTAATGCCTATACAGAAGCAATAAACTCTTATTTAGATATAGAAGCAATAGAAACAAAGAATGAAGAAATAAGAATTGCTTCTTCTAAAAATAATCCTGTTATTAAGGATGTACAAAAGTTCTTTTTAGAATATAAGGAAAAATCTCCAGAACAAAAAGAACAAGCACGAATAGCAACAATTAAGAAATTAAATGTTTTACAAGACAGTTTGGTGACAAGTTATAAAAGTAACGCTACTTCCGGGGGATGGATTGGTCTATCAATAGAGATGCTTCCCGGAATGGAAAAGATAAAAAAAACTATTTCTAAATTTTGCACAAGGCTTACTGAGGCCAGTACAAAAACTGTTGGAATTCTCCTTGCAATAATTGAAGCTCTGTTTACCAAATTAACCGCTTTAATTGATATGATTGATGAGTTTAATACTTTCTTTCAAGAATTAAAAGCCCTCTCTGTAAGTGTATCCGCATTGTCTTTTGAAATTTCCCCCGCAATAGGAGGAGTAGTACACCTAATAGAGGGATTACAGGAAGTAGCCAAGTTTAATATTACTTCTTTAAGTGTGCAAAATACGGCAGGTAGCACCGTTTTACAGAATACTCGTGATTCTCAATTTTCCGCTGTTCTTTTTCTGGCAGGGGGTGGCGCAAAAATTGACCTTATACTAAAACAATTTAAAAGTATTCTTGACATTTTTGTTACAACTTTAAATACTTTTTCCGCAACAGTAACATCGGAAACCGCAGGGTATTCCAGCGCACTCCTACTTGGTTCAATATTAGTTACTCCCGATTTCTCTCCCCAAACTACAACTTTTTACGGAGAATCCTCAATTTCTTTTTCTGTTATACTCTCCCCGGAAATAAAAAAATACACATATACTTTTACAGAAGAAGGAATGCTTTTAACTACCCCTATTAAAGGAATACTAGTTCCTACTCAAGCCCCTTCAACTTTCTCCGTACCTATTACAGGTTTAGAAGATACTACTTCCTATCGTTTGGAAATAATAGGATATGATACAAATAGTAATATTATAGTTTCAAAAGTAACCAGATTTATGACAAACTTTTCACTATCTTTTGACGTATATGATGGAAACCCAGAGAGTGGAGGTTATACAGGAGATTCTACAGGAGATTCTACAGGAACAGGAACAGGAACAAATGTAACAGTTAGTAATAATACTGATGAGATACTACAATCAGACACTACTTCTACAACAAATAATCTCCCCTCTACTACCTATACTCTTCCTAATAGTATTACCGAAATTGCAATTATTGACCCTACAGTAGAAACTACAGTAGTGGCTTTTCCTTTAAGCAATCCAGACTTGAAGAAATTAAAAGTTGTTCCTGCTAAAACATTATTAAATAAAGTTAATTATTCTAGGCTTTTAGCTAATAAAAAAATATTTATAAAAAAAGAACCAAGTTTAATTTCATTCCCTACAGCCAGTGCTATCACTGCAATTCGTCTTTTTATTGATGAAAATTGGAGTATCTTTCCAACCCCTGTTTCAGTAGAAGTATTTGCAGGAACATATCCAGCAATGTTCTTACAAGACAATGTTTGGAGTGAACAGTTTAGTATAGAAGTCATTCTTAGTACTAATGTTTCCGATTTCTGTCTTGTATTGCAAGAAAATTACTAATTAAAGAGGAGATATTCATGAAATTAAAATTAGTTGAAGCAGTTAATTATGATAATTATAAAGAATGGTTGGATAAAGAAACGTATGACAAGCTGATAAATATTGACCCTACTCGTCCTAAATATGTTTTTGCTCAATGGATTCTTGTGCAATATAGAAGAATGAGTGAAACAGACAGACGTTTATTTCTTATGGAAGCAAACTGGGAGTACCTTCTTACTTTACAAAATAATCTTAAAAATTATTATAAAGCCAGATACAACAAATTATTTCCTCAAGATAAAAAAAGTATAAGTGATTTTAAATCTTTTTCTGATTTCACCACATTTATAAATAGTATTGGAAGCATTATAGAAGATATGAAATTAAAAGAAATATATAGTCAAACAAATGTTATTTATAAAGATGAAAATTGTATTTTTGCCAGTCCTAAAACTCATCTTGCCAGCAAATTCTTTGGTAAGAACACAAATTGGTGCACTGCGTATGATTCGGACATGAACTTTAATAACTATGTAGGGAATGACCCCAAAGACCCTCAAGGCATTCTATACGCTTACCGGGAACTTAATTCTGATGGCTCTTTTAAGCCATTTGAGAAACATCCCTCCGATGGTTCCTATGACGGTGCCGGACAACTCTATATACCTATTTCTTCAACTCACGATGGGGAGTGCAGAAATGGACAAGATGATAGGGATGCTCCGATGCTTGCACAAGAAATATTCGATAGACTTCCTTTGGAAACAAATACCATTATCCAAGACATAAAGAAAAAATGGGAAGGGGTTGAAAATACTGATGCCGAAGCCAGAAGAGCACAGGAAGCCGAACCTTATGAAGAACGATTTTTATATTCAAACTATGACTTTATTAGAAATACCTTAGATATAACAGCAGAGTGTTATATAGAAGTAAGAATGTATTCAGGAAGAGAAGATGAAGACCCTGAGTTTGAAACTGAAACAGCTAAAGAGACCGAGGGAACGGTAGAATTAGGGGAGGACTTCTTTAGGGAAAACCGACGAGGGGAAGAAATTCTTGAATCTCTCAAAAACGATTATATAGAGTTGTCGGAAACAAACAATATTTTAACTCATTCTATGGTTATCACCTATAATAATTCTGATTCTATGTCATATATAACTTCTGAAATAGAAAATAATACTTATGATGATTCCGATGAAAATCATTCCTATCGGGAAATTAAAAGGTTTATTGAAGACAATGAAATATACACAGTCATAACTATTGCAGACCATAACAATTATGATTCATTTACTGATGAGCCTTTTGCCAAAGAAATGCGCTACTACATTCGGGAAACTCTAGGGCATGAGATGTATGGCATCGAGAGTATGGAAGGAAGTCTAGCGGGTGGAGCCGAATGGGTTATATACACTGTTAATAAACAGGTAACATTACTTTCTTTAGAGGATGCTTTAATTAAAAGAGCTGAAAATACTTATACGGAAAAAGATATGATTAGAGATGGGCAACAATTTATGCAGTATGAGCATAAAAAAGCGAAGCAATACTTATCTGCTTTAAAAGAATAAGGAAAACTTAACCCAGCCTATCATAGACTGGGTTTTTGTACTAATTAAGCAGGAGAAGCTATGCAAACAACTTTATTAACTAAAGAAGAATACTATTCTCAAAGAAATAACAAGATACAGGCTAATAGTGCATGCATGCCAACTGCACGAGTTATGTTTTATAAAGCAAATAAAATATCTTATGAAAATAGTATGGTGGATAAGTATGCGGATGATGATTATTTTATGTACTTATTAAATACAGCCGAGGCAAAATCTTTCTGTTATACGAAGTACCCTTGGGCATACAATGTAAAGGAACCACAGAAAAGCATTCCTCCTAATGAGGTGCATGGAATGTATAGCTCTTATTTAGATGAAAAAGTTTGTGGCAAAAAAGTTTCTTCATTCGAGGAGCAGGCGCTTGATTGGAATTATTTTGTTTCTTCAATAACAAACAGGAAGAAAGCCATAATGACTTCCGGTACTTTTGGAACAATTAAAGGACATGCGGTACTTGTTATGGGGTATGATGATGAAACCCAAGAATTGTTATTAGCCGACCCTTATGGCAATTATAGAACACAGTACAAAGATATAAATGGATATTGTACACGAATGACTAAAGAGGAGTTTGATATTCATTTGAAGCCAACAGATTCCTTTATGAAAAATGGACACATACCTTTATGAAATGGTCTGGGTTACGTAAATTACAAAATTTATTTATAATTATCTTTAATTATCCAATTTTTAAAATAAAAAATATCCCTATAACTATTTCAACATTTATTTATATTGGTTTGATGATTCCGGCAATTTTATTTACAATTCAAGCATGTTTAATTTGGAGTAACCACTTTAGCACACAAACGATTATGTATTTATTTAATACCTTAATGTTTTATTTAACTTCTATATTAATGGTTCTTTATTACAAATTTTTTTCAGCCTCCTCTTCTGCCTCTCCTTCTTATCTTGCTTCCCTAGAGAAAAGCAAGACAATTGGATGGATAATGCTTTTTTTGGGAGTATCCTATGGCTCATATGTATTTGAAGACTATAGTAATTTTTTAAGAATTCAGGGAGTAGTTGCGGATATTATTGTTTCTTTTCTTTTGTTAAGATTAATGCTTCGATTAATGTCTGAGATACATATAAAAATTTTTAAGGATACTTTATGACTTTTTGGGATTGGATGTTGAAAGCATGGTATTTAAAACTCATCGATATTGTTTTAATAACAGCATTGTTTGCCGGGATTGTGGCAGTATTTTCCACAACTCTTTTATTTTTTTCTCGTCAAGGGAAAAAAGCACAAATTTCAAATGATAAAGGTAAATGGTCTTTTACTTTAATTGATGAGTTTGGAAAAGAAAAGGAAGTATCACGAGATGAATTAGGCCCCCTACTGGATGCCAAAGAAAAAGAAATACAAAATTTAAGAATAGAATTGTTAGAGTTATCTGAACGATTCAAAATTCTTGAAAACACATTAAGAGAAAAAGAAGTAATCCTTGAGTACAAAAAAGACCATTATGTTCCTATGCTTCAGCATGCGGTGTTCTTTAATTTAAAAAGAGGAATGAGTGGAGTCAAAATACCTTATTCTGGAACATTAGGAATGAAGTTAAAAGCAGAAGTAGCAGAAGCCTTTTTATCAAAATGTAAAATGAAAGTATTTTATGAGGGGTTGTATGGTTTTGTTCAAGAAATAGAACAGTGTAAAACAGACTATGAGGCGAACGAACAGCTCTATACCGTTCTCGATAAAGTAATGTTCTGGATATCAGAATACAATACATTGGCTTCAAAAACACACGTAGAACTTAGCAATGGAAAAGTTCTTAAAAGTATTCCAGAAATTTTTCTTACCGAATTCAATAAATGGCATGATTCTAAAGTTGAGATTGTCGCCAAAAAAATTAGAGATACGTTATACAGTGAATTTTATGGGAGCTGGCAGTTAAAACTAATAGTAATTCTTGACCACATTGATGTCGCATTCTATCTTACTATTATAGATGCACAGAAAACAATACTAGAATTAAACGGTACTATGGAAAAATTATTATTAGATTTGTAAAGGGATAGTATGACAAAAAAAGAAAAGTTAGAAAAAGCAAAGAAAACAGCAAAGATAATTGGAATATTTTCGGGACTAATACTAGTAGTTATTCTTGGATTAGTTTTTCTATTTGTAAGTCCTATTGGTAAAAAAAGTACTTTAAAAGTTCCATCCTTTTCTCAAATCCTTAAAATAGAAAAACCTAGCAAGACATTTGCTAGAACTCCTGAAGCTATTCCTTTAGAAAAAGTATTATTGAGCCCTCAAGAAATTATTGTTACCACAACAACAATAGCTGATGCAGTAATAGCGGTGTTCCAAAAAATATTTGGACTAATTACTTCAGGGTTAGGTGCATTCTTTCTTATTAAAAAAGTGAAAGAAGAAAAGAAAACAAAAAAAGGTTAAAAAAAAGAGAAGCTAACTGCTTCTCTTTCTTGTATTACTCCAATACTAAACTCATAAGCTGTTCCATTTGCTCTGTTGTAATCTCGGAAGGAAAATCTTCTATTTTTATTTTATGCAGTTCAAAAGATATGGGGAGGGAAAGAAGAGAATTAAATTCTTTAAGCCTTTCTTCATGCTCTTCAATATCTTTTTTATAATTTTCAACAATAGCAGAAATACCTTCATTGAATTTTTTCTTAGAATCCTCTTCAAAAGTATATTTACTATTTTCAATAATTGGCTGACCTTTTTCATCTTTTCGACACAGGGTATTAATGAATTCTTCTCGTTTAATTTGAAATTCTTTTACTTTATCTGAAACAATAAAAGATTCTTTAATAATTTTCAATTCTCTATCTAGGATTACTTTATTTCGTGCCATAGCATAGGCGAATCGGGCCCCTTTTAATTCTTTATATGTCCCTGCGTCAATATTGTCCTTGAGTGTGCTTGCTTCATCAATTGTCATTATTTCCCCCTATGCTCGTGCGATTGCGGCGTTTGCCCAAAATACGACTTGTTCCAGATTCGTTAAAGCCAATGCCTTTTCCCTTGAATCCGGGATATTCCCCTCAACAAAATAAGCCAGCTCCTTTGCTTTAGCTCTAATCCCTGCATAAATCTGTGGCTGACCATCTTTTGGCGCATGATAAGTGAATCTGTTTTCAAGTTCTTCATTTACAGTGTCCATTATTTCCCCCTTAAAAAATATAAATAGTTAGTATGATTGGAGGTTTCATACTAATTAAGTAGGAGAATTACATGGAAAATTATTCTAAATTTAAAAGTCGTAGATTTCTTGTTGCACTATGGGCTATGTTAGTTATCAGTTTTGTATTGATTTATTCCTTACTATCAAAATATGAACCAAATTGGATAGGAATAGCAAGTCCCCTCCTCATTGCCATACCTTCAGTCTATATCGCTAGTGAAAGCTATACAAAACCAAAAATGAATAAAGAAAGCAATGATAATAAAAATATATCTTGATGTACTACAGATTGTTTCATACCCTTTATTGAAAAAATCTTTTAAGTATTATGGAATAATTGTTTTTGAGGATACACAAATTTGTATCTTAAAGCTTCACGGTGGGGATGATATTCAGCATACTTTGCAAGGTGTTAAAAAAATTATTCCAAAAGACGCGATACTTAGAATTGTGTTACAGACAAGAGCAGTGGATTAAGTGAAAGGGAAAGGTAAATGAAAATTTATGAAAAAATTATCAGTATATTGGTTCTTATTATTGTCTGCGGTATTGGTATATTCACAGCCTACACAACAATTACCAGCAATAGAGATACCACAGCTAAAATACGAACGCTTAGTGATTCTATTGGACGGATTGAAGATGGACAACTCGCTATTGCTAAACAAAATCTCCTCATTGAGCAAAGATTCGAGAAGTTGGGAAGCGCAGTATCAAATCTTGGTACAACAGTATCAGGAATTGGAACTCAAATTAGCACAGTTAAAGCTGGAATTCAATCTCTTGGAAACGGAATACAGTCTCTTAAAGACGGACTACCAGAGCTTGAAGCTATTGTTCGACAATCAAACGATAGAATTGACGAAGCTTCAGGAATCCTTACAGAACTTAAAAACCCAATTAAGTAAAAACAATTGGACTACATGGACAAATAGACTTATCGGTGGAGGAGTTGGAGTAGGTATAGGGATTATTGGAGCCACTATGTATATTATTTTTACAGGACACTATCAATGATAGATTACTTAATACGTTCTTATTACTTAAATGATATTGTTTATATCCCCTCTATTCTTATGAAAATATATCTAAAAACAGAAGAGGTTGCTTTTTGTGAAGTAGAGGAAATTCGTGCAATACTAAACGAAAAGTATTTTATTCTAATGATTCCTTATGATATAACATTTAAATTATATCATTATGTAGAAGCTATCGACGTTAAAAAAGAAGCATTAGAAGAGATAAATTCTATAGTAGAAAAAATTAATCAATCGCACTAACATCCACTATTCTTTTATTTTTCCCCTGACTATCCCAATCAGCTTTCCACTTATCACGATTACGTTCACCATCTGACGGAATGGCATCCCCAAAATTACTGCTTGCAGTAGTTCCAAAACCATTCCCCATTCCGGCACCATCATCTTCTTCTATAGGGGAGGTTTCCTTTAGTTTAACAGAACCATTTCGGCAAGCAAATATTTTTATTTGTGGAGTAGAAAGTTCTATAGACACTTCTTCTACTAAAGCATATTTGGGGAATTTTTTACAGAACTTAGGTACAAATTCATTAAGGAATAGTGCGCGTGCTTGACTACCTGCGGTAAAAATAATATACTGAACATCTTTAGCACTATTAAACTTTTGGAAATATTCTGTAAAAGCCAAAAGCATTACTTTTGAGAGTGCTTCTTTGTTTTCCATAGAAAGGTTACTCTTATTGGCAGATAACTTTTGTGCATTGTAATCCCCATTAAGCTGGTCAATTGAAACATTAACCAAAGTAGTAATTCCTTGTTTCTTCAACATATTCCAATTCTGGTTCCATTTAACTCCACTATCAGTAGTATAATCGAAATCCATTTGATACGTTTTATCCAGTATTAAGAAACGAACACTTGCCATAAGGTTAGTAGATTTAGCTTTCCAATCAAAGAAGTCTAAATCTTTAATCTCATGTAATTTCTTTTTTTCATTAAGTTCTTTTGTGTTCTCTGCATAAGGGGCAAAGGTTTCAATATCTGCATTTAAAAAAGAATCAATTACTGTATCTACTGACAAAGCTATATTGGTAACATGGGAATCAGAAGTTTTTCTATTAAGCAAATTATAAGTCTGAAGAATCATTTCACTCTCAGGCTGAGTCTTCCCCATCCGAGCACATAATGACATAACTATTTCTGTGTCCGTAATACCCTTTTCTCTCATTTCATCTATAAAACTAAAAACAATTTCATGAGCTTTATATTTAGGATTTCGTTCATTCTTATCACTTATATCAATCATCTCATTAACTTTAGGAGCCATGTTAGAGTTAGGGGGAGGAGTACTAAACATTGATTGCTTATTTGTTTCCGCAGGGTCAGTAAATAAAGAGGGCTTTTCTGCCGTAGGAAGCCCCGAGGGAGCTACATTTTTTTGCATAAGTTGCTTGGCTAATGATATAGCATAAGGATAATATGCCTCATCACTATCTTGATATGTATTTTTTGCTTGTTCTTTCGCAAACTCCCATGCTGAGGAAGCTTCATTGGAATCTACATTATAGGCTTTGCTAATATCATCAGTTATATCATTATTCATATTTTTTCCTTTATATGTAATTAGTACGTTCTTGGAACTCACTGTTTAATATTTCTTCTAATTCTGGATATTTTTGAGGATTCCCTTTGAATATATCATAGCAATAAGAATAAAATTTACCACTAAAGAAAGATTTAAACTTTCCTTCTTTTATTCCTTTTAATATTTCTTTTAATTTTACATTAGTATCCTTTTCCTCTAGCAAGGCATCTACAAAATTAAAATCAACTCCATTATACCGTAGAATAGTTTCCATCTTATCCACTACTATTCTATTAATTACAGGGCGTATATCGTCTATCTCAAATAATTTTACAAATACACTTTTAGATATTTTTAAATTATCATGCTGTAATAAATACCTGTATATTGAGAAAACCGAAGAGTTATAGGCATTATACCCCATAGAAAAAGATATGTCTAAATAACAATTTTCTAATATATTTAATCCATCTCTAAAATTATTTATAAGACCTCTTTCATCTATAATATCAAGAACGGGGGTTAATACTTTTTGTATTAAAAGTTGCTGTTCGTTTTCATGATTATAGTAGTTTGCTAAGAGAAAACAAGCACTTTCCCATACAAGAATTAAATTTATTGGAGGGGTATGTGATAATGTTTCCATAAATTTGGTAGCAAAAAAAGAATAATCCTCATATGTACATGTTTTTAAACTATCATTTACTTCATTCTTATAAGTGAAATTAAAACTTACTTTATACAAATCCCCTAATTTTTCGACCGCTTTTCCATACGCCACTGCATAGCGTTGGTTGCTAAGTCCTGAAGAACAGAGAGTAAGATACACACCTTTACGAATAGAATCTCCATAGGTGGCATCAAAGGTTGGTTCCTCTTTAATAATAATTTGTAATATGGGGTACATATAAGAATAATTTGCATCAGAGATTACTCGTGAGCTGTACCGTGAGAAAATATCTTTTCTTAAATCATCACTAATACTGGAATATCCATATTTTAATAAATATGCATATAAAAATGGAAACGACCATTCTGCAAAAGAATATTTTAAGTGAGGGTCGTCAATGTCTCCAAAGCTATTAAAAAATACAGTTGCACTTTCAAAAGTAGAAAAAGTAGCAACTACTTGTGTAAATGCCCTGCAAGAGTTATTAACTTCTGCTAAAGAAATATGGTATAGTTGCATTTGTTTAAACATCTTAGAAAAGTTGTATAGATGGGCGGCATGGTTTGTTCCTATTAAAGAATATATTTTTTCAGTAATTTTTGCAAGGAAGTCTTCTTTTACAGAGTTATTTTTTGCTTCAGGTGTGCCTCCACGAGCATTTCTAAACTCTGTTCTTTGCTCCTTCATAAACTGTGACTTTTCTTCTGAAGAATATTTTGTCCATGTAGTATCCTTGTAGTTTCTATAGGAATATGGTTCATAATTTTTCATATTATAAATAACCATACAATTTCCATCTTTTCTTCCCGTATATATCATACCATTTATTTTTGGATTATTTTCCCCATTTCCAAAATAGTTATGTTCTCTAAAATAATCTGCACAGGGTTTTGCAATATCCGAAGTAAATAAGAAGAGCTCTCCATCTTGGAGCATAGAGGATTCTTTATTTTCCCATTCCCCATAAGTATCATTCATGTAATCTTTGAACCATGCAATAACTTTGCTTGCAAAAACCTTATCAATAAGTTGTGTTTTAATCTTTGCATACATCTTTTCAGCAGAATCAAGGGCTAGAATAGTATCCCAATTTAATACATTATAAGTAGAGGTTAAAATTTTAATTATAGTAGTTCCATACTCTCCGTTTAAAGTATTAGACCCTTCTTCTTGATTATAGACCCCATACATTCCTATACCATAGTGGTCGCCAGAGCCGGGGAGGAATAGTTCACTTTTCAATAAAAGAGGGTCTACCCGAGTTCCATGATATATTGTGGCAAGATTTCCATATATTTCTTCTTTTAATTTTTTTAGCATAAGCTTATATCCTCTAATATTAGGTTTTTCTTTACATGATAATATGGTAATGTTTCTAGTTCTCTTTTCTTAAAATTTTCTTTATTTTGATATCGAGGAAATATTTCTTGTATAGGCCAGAAGTAAAACCTACTGTCCCCTCTTCCACCTTTTACAGCAAGGAAGACAAAACATAAAGCATTCTTTATTTTACTAAACTCTAAAAGCCCTTCTATTTGATGTTCTCGAATTGTATCTAAATTAAAACTTTTCAACCCATTGCTAAACTTACACTCTATATAAATTGCTTTATCATTATACCTTCCAAAAAGGTCAAAGGGGCGTTGAATGGTATTTCCAAAATCAGAACTTGGGTCTGGAATCTTATACAAATAATGACCCTGCTCTTTAAAGGAGTTTTTTAGTATAGTACAGGCTTCACTTTCGTTTTTCACAAGTACTCCTTTATTAAAGTGAGAACTTCTTGATATAATATTTTATAGTCTCTACCTTCTGTAGATTTCATGCTTGCTCCAAAAAAAAGATAGGAGAGAACTTCCCCTATCTAATTAGTAGATTTTTACTTTCCCAGCTCAATCACATTTACTGAAACCACAATTACATCCAAGACATCCATTTGTAAAAATGAGAGGTTGACCACACTCGGGGCAAACTTTACCAGAATCCTCATTATCCTTTACATATTTTTTTAATACTCTTGTGATTACTTTCTCAAAATCTAAGAAAGCGGAGTCTCTTGATAACTGGTCAAGAATTTTAGTGATAGGTACATTGTATCGAAGTGATATAGATACCAATCGGCTTAAACTAGAATATGTTGAATCAAATTTAGAACCAATATTTTTTACTGCTTCCTTAATTTCCCCATTAAGAATTTTAAGATTATATTGTCCAGATTTAACTTTTTCTATGATACCTGTTTTGTGGTGTTCTACATTAAAAGCATTCTCTTCATTGGTAGATACGAAAATCTCATACGGCTTATCATCTTTTAATCCTACAAGAACTAAGAACGGAATTCCTTTATGCTTCATTTCATAAATATCACAGGGAAGTTCTTTGGGACGATTATTACAATCGGTACAAACGACTTCCTTTTCTTTCATCATTTCATTATAATTTTTTTCTGTAATAAGAACACCAGATAAAGAACCTTCTCGATAAACCGTTACACCTTTCAATCCAGATTTCCAAGCATTCATGTATATTTCTTTTACATCTTCTATCGTTGCCTCTGTGGGTAGATTAAAGGTAATAGATATACTAGAATCAATCCATTTCTGTGCTTCTGCAACTAATTTCATTTTATCTTTAGCATCAACATCATAACTCATTACCCAATAGTCTTCTTTAAGAGCATCTGCATTTTCTCTTGTAACTGCTAAGTTATTCTTTTTTAAGAATCGTTCAATATATGGATTGAATGTGAACCAATCCTTCCATTCCTTAGTAGTAGCTCTTTCACGGCGAACGGAATACTTACTAAACATTGGTTCAACACCACTACCAGCAACATTGGCTACTAAGGAGCCACTTCCTACAGGAGCTAATGTAAATAATTGTACATTAAATTGTTTTTCAAGTAATGATTCAGTAATGATACCTTCTTTAAGCATTGCTTGAATGTATCCAGACTTCATCATAATAGTTTTACTGTACTCGGGAAAGGAACCATACTTATTCGCTAGTTCGTAACTAGCAGTAAAAGCATTCTTTACCATACATTTATGTAATGTACTTAGTATTTCAACACTTTTATCAGAACCATAAATTATTTTATTATCAATTAAAAAGTCTGCAAATCCAGTATGACCTAATCCAATTCTAGGCATTAACATAAGTTTTTCACGCTGTTTTTTAGTAGGACTTCGATTTTCATTATATTCATTTATACGTACAGCGTTTAAATACTTAACGCTCCATTTAATCATTTTAATAAAACCATCCCACCCATACTCAAAAAATTTAGCAAGGTTGTAATGTCCAAGGTCGCATATATTTTCTGCATCATTAGGAATTTCTCCGCAATTCGATACATTACATCCCTGAGTCCAATAGGTATGGCTTTCATTATTTACAGTAATATCGTACACCAATTCTTCACTGACTAATTCAACATTAATAATATCGTGGTCAACTTGAATTCTACCTTTATTCATTAGATGGAGAGCTTCATTTTTGTATTCTTGAATAAAGCCAATTATTTGAGCATACTTTTCTCTATCTACAGATATATTAAGGTCATAGCTTTGACGATTGGTATAAACACCATTTGAAAATTTAATAGTGGTAGCTTTATTAGTAGTAAAATAACTACGAATTCCTATTGAACTTAGCATCAGTTGTGCATCTTCAATGATTTGTTTTGAAGCGGCTTTTAATGTAATTCTATTTCCAGCAACAGACCCATTTGCAGAGAATAGACCACGAAGAAATCCAACTGCTTTATTTCGCTCAATCATAAACCTTTCAGGAACTTTACGTTCATAAGTTTTGGGTAGCTCAGAAGCCTTAATGGATGTTTCAATTTCATAAGCATAACTATGTAGCCCCGGTCTATGCTTTTTAATTAAAGTAGATACTTCTGAATTAAAATAATCTTTATCTTTTTCGCCAATACATAAATGAACAAGATTATTAGATGCCTTATGTACACTCCCATCTCCAACAACTAAACCATCCATTACATCTTTTGGGTCAATGATAATATCAGAAGTATAGGCTCCAGTAAGTACTTCAATACTTTCTGCTTCTTTAGCTTCTACTTTCATTCCATTAGAGACTAATTTATGATTTTCTGTTCCATAAAATATATTAGCTGTTGTTTGATACTTATAAACAGGCTTTATTCCAGTAGCCCATTTATTAATAATGGTAGTCCACCCTTCTTTAGACCAAATTTTACTTCCTATTTCCATATCTCCTAAATTTCTTATCCCTTCAGGAGTTAATACTTTTGCCCAAGCTGGTTGGCAAGCATTACTAGAAACTAAAGGATATCCGAAAGCATCTGAATTACTAAACTTTTTCCAAGTACTAATAAATTGTAATCCGGGGCATCCATGCTTCCAAGCCATAGAACATATTTCATCAAAAATAAACCTAGCACTTATCTTTTGCTCAATCGTTTCATATTTATTTTCAAAGTGGAGTAACCATTCGGTGTTTTCTTCAACCGCTAACATAAATTCATCCGATACTTGAATTGACAAATTAGCCGTATCTATACGTGATGGGTCGCCCTCTGGCTTATCTTTAATGTGAATAAATTCTAACAAATCAGGGTGTGTATCTTTTATACTAATAAGGGATGCTCCACGCCTACCTTGTTGTGAAATTACTTTTAATACAGCGTCATACAATGACATAAAGGATACAGCACCAGTAGATTCTCGTGAAGAATTATGAACTTTAGAGCCTTTAGGTCTAAGTAATGATATATCAATTCCTTCCCCTTGCCCAAAAGCCGCATACTTTGCCCATTTATATAATGAATCAAATATACTTTCTAAATTATCTTTAACAGGTTCTAGTGTTGTACAATTAACATGTGACACATTTTGATTAGAATTCCCACCAGCTCTCCAAATCCCACCACCGGGTAGAAACCATTGTTTAGTAATATACTCTCGTGTTTCTTGTTCAATTTCTGGATATACCTTTGAGGCCGATTTAACAAGTCTTTCAATAGCTTGTTCTACCTCTGTTTCACCTTCTAATAGATATTTTGACCGAAATACTTGTTCTGCTAATTGTGACTCAAAATTCATGCGTCCCCCATTCTTAAACTTTATCTCTTCTATTGAAGTATAGCCAATTAGTTCAATGCACTATATCTCCTGAGATATAGGTATTTTCATCCAATAATGTAAGTAATGTTTTTATATTAAAATCCTTTTTCATATTGTCCCCAAGTAAACCTTCCCTATTCAATCGAAGAAACAACAATCGAAACCATTCTTTAAGAATCTTTATTCCATTCTTCTTATATAAACCCTTTGCAATAATAAATAATGCTGGACTACTACGAAATATATCCACCATTGATAAAGCATTCCATTGCTTTATGGTAAGTGACTTTTTATATATAGCAATGCTATGTACTTGCGCTTGGATTTCAAAATAAGTTGCATTAACATCCTTTTTATTTAAAAGCAACGCTATACTTCTTTCTTTCGGAGTAGAAGCATTTCCAATTATTTTTCTAAAAATGTCATAATTCGCATTATCAATCCAATGACTTAATTCGTGAGCAATTGCACCTTTTACTCGTGTTTCCGATAATTCATTCCTTGCATTTCTTTGTTGATTCTTTGGCAAATCTTCAATACGGTTTTCTTTTAAGAAAGATACTAATGATTTATTTAGAGAAATAGAAATAAAGCAAGGGGCACCATCAATAGTGCTAAACTTATGAAAAGAATGGTTCTCGAATACTCCTCCAATAATTTGTAAAGGTAATTTTTGATTGGCTTTTTTGCAATCAACGGAACGTAAATTTTTAGAATCTATTATACCAAAGACAAAATCCCCTTTTATTAAATATTCGTTATCATAGTAGGAGTGTTTCCTTTGGGAAGGGGTTTCATACTTTGCTGGATTAATGGTATTAAACTGAGTATACTCTTCTAATATTTCAGAAAAAAAGACATTATAAATTGTATCAACATCTTTAGATATATCATATATTTTTTCATATAAAATCTCTCTATTAAATGGGTTCACAAAAAGTTCTTTTTCAAAAAGTTTTTGTAATGATTTTCCTATCATACTACTTCCTTATTTTTCTTTGTATGTTCAATTAGTACTAAGTATTAAAGTAAACACCCCCTTTCATACGGGGGTGTAGTGGGCTTTGCCAATTATGATGCTTGGAGCATTGCGTAGGGTCTAGCCGTAGTAGATAGGCACCCATTCGTGTATTTGACCTTTTCCATCCCACAGGATACCAGCAAAACTACACTGGATTAGTCGTCAAATCCTTAAAAATTACACAGTCCTTTTATTTCAGAAAATCACCAGTCATTAGCATAGCAAGAACTTCTTCTTTTTCTGCATATTTTTCTTTTTCCTGCATAGCTTCCATATATTCGGCAAAAGCGGAGCGAACAGCAATAGAAGAACCTTCTAGTTTTTCTGCAATTGCTTTGATGGTATCCTTCTTGCCAGAATTAATAATTTTAATCTCTTCGGCATAGGCCAGAAGTTTCTTTTCATACGCCATAAGTGCTTGAAAGCGAAGTTTCAATTCCTCTGTTTCATCAATACTGTACTGTCTCATTCTTCATCTCCTTCATAGTTGGGATTATTGCTACAAGTTGTATCTTCACATTTATCACACTCTTCCTCTTGAAACATACCTGTTTCTGGATATATGTTTCCGGTATGCTCCAATGACCAAAGCATTCTTTCTAATTCCGAACTTTTAAAAGTTTGTTGCTGTAACATGAGGATAAAATCTTTCACTATTTCATAATGAATTACCCCTACAGAATGGTCTACAATTAAGGAAAGTTTATATCCTTCGTTTTCAACACTTGTTTTAATACAGTCCCGGCTTGTTTTATCCATTCCCCCTCCTACATTCTGGAAATTAAATTGCACATTACTAGTGCAAGCTGGTCTGCTTCCATTCCCACATACTCTTTAAAATCCCCATCATAATTTTCTTCCTCCTCTTTAGGAACAATGCCATTTTTAAGAGCCACACGATAAGACTTTGCGACTTTTCTTAAAAGAAAAATAATTTCTTCCATACTTCACTCCGTTATTTCTTCAATGTATGTAAGTAATTCAGAAACTAGGTCAGCGTAGGCTTCACCTTCATACTCTGATAGGGTAGAATCATATTCTTCCCCACTCTCCTCACATTCTTCCTTAGTCGGAACCACATCATAATCTTCTGCTATACGAATAGCTTGAGCAAGAAGTTGTAATTGTTTATAAATTGTTTGTTGTGTCATATCTTCTCCTATGTAACATATTTTGGCATTGTACCATTTAGAAGGGTACAGTGTATAGAACTTCAGGGTAATGAACCCTATTTGGGAATCAAGGAGCAAATTTTTATCCCAACGACTTCTCATCAAAGTTCCACTCAGCATTACTGATTACTGAAGCCAGCTTTTCTACTGGCAGACTATCCGTTTAGGCGTTTGCATCCCTTTTTAAGGTGATAGTAGAAAATATTAACAAAAACTACTACCTCCTTACATATATAATATAGTGCTTAATTAGGAAAGTCAAGTAAAATCTTCCTTACTATGAAATTCACTAATTAGATATCGAAACGTAAAAAGGAACCTACAATGAAAAACCCTTATATTGAGAAAATGTATGACGACTTTAATATAAAAGTTGAAACAATTTTAAAATATTTACATACCTTAGAAGAGGGAACAACTGAAACAACCAAGTTTTTGGCACAATATGTTTCTCAATATGAAAAACTTTATACCATAATGCAACAATCGAAGCAACAAAATAAAATCCCCAATGATACACAGTTTGCTATCGAGCATCAACCTATTGTAAATATTCCTAACAGCATTGACGATATAAAAGAAATTTCAAATATAATAAACTCTTCGGCACCTATGGTAGAATACAAATTTGAAGAGATACTACGAAATCTCCAATTTCTTACACAATCCTTTCAAAACTATCAAGACCTTACTAATAAGATTTTGGAAGCTTGGAACGGCATGATTGAAACTTCTCAAGAGTAAGCAAACCTTCAAGCAAAGGTATATTATAATGACATGCTATTGCTTTGAGTTTTGGACACATCCCTCCAAATGTAAAAGCCTTCTTTTTATCTCCAATAAATATACTAAAGGGTAGCGTTTTATAATTTGTGTCTATAATAAATTGAGCTAAGGAAGCTCCTTTATCTTTATATAATCCCGCTACCCACATAATTATACATCCATCTCAAACTTCTCATACTGTACAAACATATCTAACAAATTAGAACCTATTTCAATTTTAACTTTTGTGTAGGGAGGGATTTCCATAATACTGGAAATGTTTCCTTGAAAATCATATTCAAGAAACTGCTGTGTATTAATCATACAACCGACACTCTTAGCAAAAGAGCTACTGCGAAGTGAAACTATAGCATCCTTATGCACTTTTTGCATTCCTTGTGCCATAATTATATTATATACACCTTCTGTTAAAAAATATTTCTTTTTCCCAGTATCCTCTACCACTACGCTTAAAGGCGAAAAATCAGTTTGCTTTATTCCATTCTTTGATATTTCTCCTCCCTGTATTCGAGAAATGGATAGAACAGTAAGACCTACACTGTAATCTCGAACTGTTGCAAGATGATTTGTATCAGTAACATACCTCATCATTATATTGGAACCAGCTATGTACATTTAATCCTCCAAGATTATATTAGATAGAGCAGAAGGAATTTTCTGTTCTAATAGATTCTGAATTAGTTCATTATTACCATCTTCACATTCTCCTACTATTCTTTTTAGCAAGGCTCCAACGGTAAGATTTGTAGTAATTTTTGCTTCTCTACAATTATTTATTTCTTCTTCACCAGTATAGGTAATTTCTAGCTCTCCTATAAAAGGAATAGATGCTTTTTTAGTAGTAGAGTATTGTTCTATCTGCCGAATAAAAACAAACTCAAGTACTTCTCGAATAATTGAAGGAGAGTATCCTGAAAAGATAGCTATCTCTTCAATAAGCCCTTTCTCAAATGCTGTCAGTTTTAGATTCATATGCCCCCTTTTCTTGCTTAAACAAACCATCGAAAGATATTGTTTCTGTTACTCCTCCAGTTTGTGCCCCTATTACTTTTGAGAACCTCGTCTGTAACGTTGCATTGTTTGGTTCAACCACAACCCATTTTTTTTCAATTAGATAGAAAAAACAATTGTTTTCCAATTACTTATCCCCTTCAACAAATAATAATTTTCCTTCCTGATACATATATAGAATTATTTGAGAGGTGTAGTTTGCATAATAATAACCATCTTTTCGGTATTCAATTAGTGGATACCCGGTTTCTCCTTTGGTAGTTAGTAGTCCATCAAAATAAACTCCTGCTTTATATAAAGGGATATTTGCTTCTTTAGAAGCCAACTCTTTCTCTTTTAAATAAGTTTTTTTATTATTATCATAGAGAGCTTTTAAGAATCTTTCAAAAGCGGTCTCTCTATTGTTAGCCTCAACCGTTACCTTTTCTTGTTTAATATTAAGTGGTTCCATCATTGCTTCATGAATTGGGCTTCCTTGTGGAAAAGAAATCTTTTCTTTTGCAGAAGTTACCGGAGTTTCAACAGGTGGTGAAACAATCTCTTTTACTGAAACAGGTTTAGGAATCACACCTTCCACTACTTTAGGAGGAGAAGGAGTGGTTTGTGGTTTCACCGGAGGAGTCACTTCTACAATACTTTCATCACTTTTTTTTGGACGAATTATATTTATATGAGGAGCCATTACTGTAATGCATCCTTCAATAACAAATACAAGAAGCATCATCATCCAAAACCTTACTTTTTTAACATCTAACCCCATATCTCTTGCTATTAAATCATACATTTTAACAGATTCTTTATTTGTATCAGAAGCAGACGCTACTCGTAATGCTTTTAATTCCTGTTCATATACCACTATCTCTTCTTTTAATTTTTGAATTTTTGTTTCATACGTTGTTTTTGAAACTAAACTCAAGTTTTCTTTAGCCAAGAATGGAATATATCCCGAGATAATAGTATTATTGTCTAATATTTTTCCTTCTATAGCTTTTATCTCTCCCGAAGAATCGCTCATTATATTTTTTGTCGCGGTATACTCAGTAGCAGAAATAACAAAACCATAAGAAGAAGATACAGAAACAGCCGTAAGAACCAAATAGAATATAGCATACCCTAGTACATTCTTAAATGAACCTCGTACCTTAGAATGAAACTCTGATTTAGCTAAAATTACTGCAATAGTTTTAGATAATTCAATGCCTATAATTGTTATAACAAACAAAGAACTATCTTTTTGTGTTCCCCCTAGTTGCTTAAATAAATCTACTGATAGATTTAAGGAAACATATACTAGGAGTCCAAAGCTTATTAAACGGACTATAGATACTATACTTTTTGATATATTATATCGTAGAAGCTTAGAAGCAAAAGTATCAGAAATAAAAGTATCAATTATTTTCATTTTTTAAGTATCTCCCACTTATATAATATATAAATAGTTAGTATTTGTCAAGTATGTTTTAACCCTTATTTTCAACCCCCTAAAACCATTGATTTTCATGTGAAAATTGAGCCATAGTGAAATAGGAATCGTCTTGTCCATCATAGTACACCCCTAAGCCTTTTCTATTCATTTTAATCAATGAATTTCAATTGTTTTTACAGTAGATTGACGTAGGAGAAAAGTTACGTCAGTTTGCAGGAAATCTGCATAGTGGATTTCAGGTTTCCTACACGGTATAACAATATATAATATATATTATAATATATCTTAATACTTAGGGTAAACCCAAAAGAGAGAAAAAACAGGGATTAAAACTTGAAGATAAGAAATCGAAGATTTCTTTCTATACTCCGCTTGACTTCCCACCGCTGTTTCTATATTATACTGGTAGGAGAAACAAAGTATTGATATGAGTAGAAAATTAACTGAACAAGAATTTTTTCAAGCCATATCTCTACTTGGATTAAAGTCTTCTTCTGGAAGAATGATTACCAATGGCTTTTATTATTGTCCATTTAAGGAAGAGAAAACACCTTCCCTTTCGATTTCTTTAGACAAGAACAGTTATCATTGTTTTGGATGCAAACGACACGGTACTCTTAATAATTTAAGCTATGAGCTTACAAAGAAAACAATATATTCTTTAGTTGGGAAGAAAGAGAATGCATTTGTTGATTTTGGAAAAGAGGATGAAGGAATACAGTATCAAAAGAAAGAAGTAGATGAATCAAAAATAGTTGTTGATATACGAGGGGTATTATATCCATACACCCACTCAAAAGAGGCAATAGATTATTTAGAAAAAAGAGGGATAAGTAAGGAAGTTGCGGATTTTCTACACATTCAATACACTGAAGGATGTTATGTGAATGGTTTTTATTTTAAGAATAGAATAATGACTCCTATTCTTGGGAAAACAGGAAGAATGGTAAACATTGAGGGAAGGGATATTTCTGGAGAAGCAAAAAAGAAAGTATTATATCCAAAATCTACAATTAAACCTATCTTTAATTTTCTTTCATTAGATACAACAAAGCCTTTATATATTGTAGAAGGTATGATGGATTTAGCATTTATGTTAAGTGATTCTTTTTTTAAGAATTCTACAACTATGTTTGGTTCATCAACTTCTTCTTATCAAAATGATATGCTTAATTTATTTCCAGAGGTAATTATTATTCCTAACAATGATGAAGCCGGGGAGCTTTCTATTATAAATTTACGTAAAGCGATTACTTCTCCAGTAAATGTATTAAGGATACAAAATAAAAAATATAAGGATGTTAATGAATTGTGGCAAAAAGACAAAATAACTTGTAAGAATTACCGAGAGTCAGGAGGATTTGTTTTACAAAACGAAGGGTTTTCATTGTAATACTAACTATTCAAATGGAGGAAACAAATGCTATATAACAAGAACACTACACAAATGTATGAGAGGGAGTTTAAAAAAAGATTTGCAAACTTCTGTGAAAAATCACCAGTGCTATTGAGTTATATAATGACACCTACAAGTGTGCAAGTAACCGATGAAGTACAAGAAATAATTCATGAGTTTATATGGGATTTTACATTGTCTGTAAAGGAATTTATTCACTATATAAAACAAAAGTTGATTAAGGCTTGTTATCCTACAATCATTAAAACAACAAAAATGGAAGTTTTGGTAGATGTAGAAGAACAGACAGAACTTCTATCCTCTGGAATCCCTATTGATGAAATTCCAACAAAAAAGATAGTCTTGATAAAGAAAGAATATCTTTTAGATAAAGTTATTGTATACAAGGACATTTTTATACTACAAGATTTAGAAACCAAAGAATCTTTTAGATATAAACTTGCTAAGAGTTCTATTTTCTTTTTGAAGAAGATACGAAATGGACTGTTGACTAAAGAGGAAGCGGGAACATTTTTTTTTGAAAACTCTGAATTATTGAACCAAATAGAACTACCCAAGGAGTAATTCTTGCGAAGAGACAGAAATGATTTAAAATGGAAAGCGGTAAAATTACGAGTTCATAAGAGGGATAAAAACAGATGTAGGTTTTTGAGTTTGTGTACCATGAAGGAAGATTTACTATTAAGAGCTTTGGCTCCTAGCAGTATGTTGTCTCGAATTGATTGTAGTCATGTTTTTCCTGTTGGGTCATTTCGTCATATGACATACATGGAAGAAAACATAGTACTACTAAATAGGTGGAGCCATCACAATCTTGATGATTGCCTTCATCCTGTTACAGGTAAAGCGATAACGAGAGAAGAACGAGACGATTTTTGGAAAAGAATAGTAGGGGTAGAGAGATATTTGCGATTAGAAGAAATATCTAAAAGGAATACTAATGTAGACTATGAGGAAGGAGAAAAAGATGGAACCAATGCCTAAGAAAGACGAGCCTGTGGTATTAGATGGAGCACCCACAACAATGAGTTACATTCGTGAGCAAATGCAACGAAAAGATATTCGTATTGTAGAAAAAAGTTCACATGTATATGTTACTCTAAAACGAATGAACGGCTAAACAAATATTGGAGGATAGGTTGTTTAAATACTTAATTATAGACTCAAATAATTTAGGATATTTTATTATAAATAGAGATATAGTGCGTGACTTATCTAAAATAAATAATAAGATTATCTATAAAACGTTTGTTAAAACATTTTTTGAAACAATAGACTATCTAAAAAATAAATATGAAAGTTCCGAAGTTATTTTATTATTTGATAATCATACTTCTAAGGATGAGTTGAGAAAAGCTTTTACTACCCCGGAAGGATATTCTCGAAAAGATATTAAAAATACTTATAAGGGAACCCGGAAAAAAGAATCAAAAGAGTTTTATACCTCATTAGATTTTATCAAATATTACTATATGGTAAATAAACCTACGTACCATACTGTTCAGGTGTTTAAGATTGAAGCAGATGATATGGTGTCCCCTTGTTTACAGGCTATTGTAAAAGATGATACTGCTCTTATGGTAACAAATGATTCTGATTGGACTCGCTATTTATCCGATAAAATACAATATCTCCCAGAAATTTATGAAAATCCAAGGGGAGTAGACTATTTTTTTCAAAGGTATAAGTTTGTTCCTACAGAAGACAAAGTAGTTTTATATAAAGTACTTTTTGGAGATAAAGCAGATGATATCTCTGTGGTGTTCCCGGAATTTGATACTACTATAAAAAATAAAATATTGGAAGATTTTGATTCTATTTTTGATTTTATTCTTGGGGCTTCCAAAAAAGATTATCTTAAAAAATATGTAAGTATTATAAAAGATAGAGAATCGGAATTGAAGGTTAATTATCAGTTAATAAGTGCAATTCCAGTAACACAAGAACAGTTCTTATCTCACTACACAACCGGGAGAGACAGTATAACTCTTATCACTGCTGTTAATAATATTTTGTATGGAAAAGATTTAGGAGATAATGCTTTTGTTTTTGGAGGATTAAAACTCCCCCGAGTATCACCATAATAAGGAGCAAAATATGATAGTTACTGTTGGAGATTTGCATCTAAGTAATGACAGGGCATGGAGTTCTAAAGTCAGTAATGATGTAATTGACTTTTTACTAACACATCCCTCAAATACTGCTGAAAACATTCTTGTTTTAACAGGGGATGTAACAGACAAAAGTTCTGTCGATGGAGAAGTAACAAAAATGCTCCATAGACTTTTTGAGGGGTTAAAATACAAATTTGTTTATATCTGTATGGGCAATCATGAAGGGAAAGTAAAGAATAAAAAAATTGCTCTCACCTATGATTTTGTAGAAAAGTTGGACAGACGTTTCAAGATTGTAAGAACAATAAAGGATTTAATATTAGAAGAAGCAAACTGCTTATTTCTACCTCATATTTACCCTAATGAAAACTCTTCATTAAAGGATTACGAAAGTATTGACCCCTCGTTGGCTACACAAGAGTATGACTTGATTTTTGGTCATATTACTGACTCTCGGTGTACTTTTCCTTCCAGTGAAAAAATAAACATTTCGTACCTAAAAACAAAACAATTCCTATTTGGTCATATACATGATGGGGGATTAAAGAACTTAGGATACCTAGGAAGCGTTATTCCCAACAGTATAGCGGAGACGGACTTTAATAGATATATGGTTACAATAAATAATGGTTCTATTAAGTGGGATACTTTACCAACTTTTTTAGAATATAAAGAAGTAACGTATCCTAATCCTCTGCCTGAAAGTAAGGGAGCTACCGTAGTTTGGACAGTTTTGGATTGTTCGGACGAGAACATTGCCCGAACACACTATAAAGATTCGGAGATGTTTATACGGAAAACAGTATATTCCTCCGTTATAAATAAAGATGAGTTCAATAAAGTTCTAGGGTCAAGCTCTACTGATAAAGGTTTTAAATTCTTTTTAGATGATTGGTTAATGACAAAAGGTACTTCCCTCAAGGAGTCTGTTCGTACCAAAGTAGAATACTACGCAAAAAAGTGAGAAAACTCCTACCAGAAATGGTAGGTTTTTTTTGCACTAATTAGGTATGAAGCATTATAAACTAAAATTAAAAGAAACGGTGTCAGATATTGTCTATCACCTGACCACCATACCTACTCTTTGGGAAATTTTTAATGAGGATAAATTAGAATTAACTGCTAAATTAGGGACTCCTTCAGATAAACAGTTTAGTAACAAATTATTCTATTTGTCTCTGTGTAGTGTAAAGTTTGGGGGGTATGGTCAAAAGTTTACTCCAAACAATGTAGCAAATATTGTATTTGATGGTCGGAAGCTATCCCAACGATATAAAGGTTCTCCTGTGGACTATTGGGGACAAGAATATCGAAATAGTGCTTTAGCCACTCCAGATATGTACTATATGTATCATAAAAATGATGAAGAAGAGCAACGTATTTACTCAAACAAACCAGAGATAGCAGAAGCACACTCATATATTAAAGAAGTTCATGTATGCTTTGGGGATTTAAGTATTACTCCGGATGCGGAAAGTTTCTATTCCGAATTTGTAAACTCAAAAGAATATAAAAATATTAATCAAATAACAGAAACATGTTCTTTATACAATATACCAGTGTATGTGTATGCAGATTTTTCTGCATTTAAAACATTAAATAAAAAGAAAGCATATCTTGCTGAACAACGAAATAGAATTTCCAACTTTACATTCTTGCAGACAATTCTGAAATTATATAATGACCAGAAAATGTCCGAAAAAGAAAGAAGTTATGCCAGAGATATTGTTCGTGCACTTGACCATTATAATAGGTTTATTCTTGAAAATGATAAAGTTAATGCAACTACAACTTCCTCTGTTCAGGATTTTCTTAGAAGTTTTCAAAATGAAATACACAATTTAAGAAAAGAATCGGTAGGAAAGAAACTGGTAAATCAAGTAATGGAACTTTTTAATAAACATAAAAAAAATCAAGTTGAAGATATTTTGGAAATATTAAATACAAAACTTAAAAAGACTTATGGAGACAACTATTACAATCAAGTACCTTATATCCCTCCTTTTTTTATTAAGGATTAAAAATGGAATTAGTTGAAAATACTTATTATAATCCGGTTAAATTTAACAATACCTCCTACCTTACTATGATGGCTTTGGAAAAATACTTTGCTATAGAGATATTTAAAGGGGATGCTTCTCGTATTCATTTTTCTTCTCCAGAGTTTGCTTTCAGGCAACGCATAAACAAACTTTTTCCTACAATATCCCCTCCCTATACTTCTGTTACTGCCTCTCAATTACATTTTCCCTTTGCTTCTTATTATCGAAGTAAAGAATGGAGTATAGATACTCGTCCTGCCATACAGAATGCAACAGCGGCTTTGGTAGGATTTGAGATTAGTGATGCGATTCCTGTTCCCCTGCGCTTCCTTCAAACAGAAAAAACATATACTATGTACTTTTATTTTGATAGGGATTCAGATGCACAAAATGCGTATGATATTCTTATGTGGATACAAAATCCTACTCCCAAACAATTTACACAGGCAGGATTACAATATAAAAACTATAAATTAGATATTCCCATAATAATGAGTTTGTCTAATGTTACGTGGACAAACCAATACAAAGAGAAAGACTGGTTAGAGAAAAACCGAGTAATTGTAATTTCAGCAGAAGTAAATATAAAATCTGTTATTGTTGACCAGTATGCTCAAGGAACTATCTCTAATATATTTGATGTAATGCCAGCCGATTCAGACATTGGGAAATGGTATATAACTAAAGAATGTATTTTAGATTTCCTTTCCTATAAAGGAGAGGATATGCGATTGTCTGATGAAAATATAGTTTTAGATATAATTGGAACATTTGACCCCGACCCAACTCTTGATGCTACACTTGCAGTATCCGGTATAACAGAAACAGAATGTACAGTAACATGGAATTATAATAGTTTAGCGGAAGACCTTTATGAGGATAATGTTACTATTATTTTTGATACAGGAGTTCGTATACTTGTTCCTATGTTAGATAAGAGCATAACTGTTCCGGATTTAAATAGTGAAAGTACGTATGTAATTTCTATTTACTTTACTTCTTTGGTAGGACAAGTTACCAAATTAACTACTACTATTGAAACAGTACTTCCTTCTGAACAAAAAGCATTGAAAGGAATGATAGGAACAACATGGTAATTAAATTAAAAGAACTTACGTCCGAAGATGCTTATGGCTCAGAGTTTGTAAGGTTTGTAAAAAAATGGAAATCTCAAAAAACGGATACCTCTTTGTTTGTTCAATTCACTGATAAAACAAACAGTTATGATGATAGAATAGGGGTTGCAACCCCTTCCCATTCTGACCCCAAAGGTGTTTATGGATACCCCCTTAGCTATGTTATTGACCATCCGGGGGATATTTGGTATGGTCAAAAAGCTAAGTATCTTCGAGTTCTTAGGAATGTTTCTCCTAAAAAAACTTTACAATTACAATATGTGGACTATTCTTTTGGAAAGAATTTATTATATAAAGCCAAAGTAAACTATCCTTCTTGGGAAAAGGTTGAAAAAGAGTTTTCTGGTGTTTCAAAAGAAGCAAGAACATTCTTTAACCTTGTCCAAAGGAAATATAACTCTTCCGATAGTAAAGACTTCACCATTCGCTCTGCAACGGAGCAATCTGACATATTCTTAAAAATGGGATATTGGGCAATAGAGGATAGACCTTCCAGACAATCCCAATCAGTTATAAATGATAGAGAACCTTTACAAATATGTTTTTTTGTACCCCAAGCTTTTAAAGTAGAAGAAACATACACACTGCATCATTCTCAAGAAAAGCCACATGAAAGGTCACTAGTAGTAGATGAGCCCAATAAAGGGTTCCTTCGTTCTATTGCACAACGTATTTTCCTTGAAGTGTTTAATGATAAAATTGCTCCCTTAAATAAAGGGGAGTACTATGAAACAGGGGTGTCGTTTCAAAATACATATTTCTCTGTAGGTGGAAGAAGTGTTAAAATTGACACTATCTCTATATTGGACAGAACCAATACTAAATTTGGTGGAAAACCTTTTAAACAGTTTAAAAAATATAATAGATGGGCATTATCTTTCTTAATTTATTCTGAATATGGAGAGGATAAATATACTGTTCAGGCAAGTGATAGTATTGCATCTCTTATTCAAGAAATTAAAGAAGATTATAAGAAACAGGCTCCAAATGAAAATTGGAAGCCTCGGTCGTTAGAAACATATATTGGCATGCAAAAAGATTCCTATAACAAATCAATGTCCAATTATGCCGAGAGAGAAAAACAGAAAAGAATAAAACAATTTGAAGGGGAATTTGAAGGGTGGCAAGAATTGGCTGGAGTATTAAATGTTTCAGTGCCCTCCTATTCTAATTTAAGTGATGATAGTAAGAATAGTTTTGTAGAAGAAGCGACATGGCTTCAAAATATTATGAGAAATAAGGCTTATGGGGTGGAAGGAATTGTTCCCTTAGAAACAGCTCTCCCCCAAGAAGTATTAGAAAGTATGTTAGAGAGAGAAAGTGAGGATATGTTCATAAAAAACTATTTTTACCCCATATTACAAGCTTCTCAACCATACTTAGATTCTATGGGATTTAATCCTTATTGGATTTTAAGAAAAATTAAAGAAGCATAACCCTGTAATATAGGAATCTACTAATTAGATATAGAAATAAAACAAAGCGAGGTTTTTAGATATGGTAACAAACAGAATTTCCTTCGTAGACCAGAACGAAAGTTCTTATCTTTCCAATACGCAGTCCCAAATAGTTGGGTACACTGTAGTTAAAGCTCCCCGAGGAGTAAGTGTACCTTATAAGTTTCCTAAAGGTTCCGAAGCACAAATAAAGGCAATGATAGGTACTCCAAGTGCAGAATTTCCAGATATACAGGAAGCCATTGAGTACAATGTGAACAATTCACTCTACATATCAGCTCCTCCGGGGGTTCGTTCTCCACTAGTAAACTATTATGGTGGGGTTTATATTACTACCGAAGCTTGTATAGAAAACTTCTATAAAGTAATTGACCCGGAAAATCCCAATTTCCTCGTTGAAGTTCTTGCAGGAAATACAAATTCTACCTTTTCAGCAACTTCAGTAAAAGAAGCATATGCCGCAAAAACTATAACAATAGACCACATTGATAATGATTATTTCATAACAGCCGGAATATCAAATATAATTGTTACCTATGCCGCTATATTAAACCCTGCTGTTACAGAAACGGTTACAATGACTATATCAGGGTCTAATTTAATGGTTGGCGCTCTGGATGTGGGAGATATCGTAGATAACGGTGATGGCACAAGTAAGATTGTTTTAGTAGGAAATGTTGGAGTATCCAACTTTAATTTAACCGCTACCGGAGCTGGCACTCTTGATACATATCTTGGAACACCTGCAAACTATGCAACCCTGAATGTTACTTGGATAATGGATATAGAAGATTATGTTATACAAACAATTTATCAAAATAGTCCTTGTGAAGAGGCTACTGTTCTAACCTTTAAAGGTATTGATTTGAGGCCAAAAATAGGTGACCTTCTTGATATAGTTAATCCTTTCTATAATACTATGACATTTTCTATTGCAGTAGGTTCTGAATATTCTTCAGGAGACATTATAGTTTCTACTGATATTAATGCAGTCAATGGATTCAACCAATCATTGTATTTTGAAAATGTATTAAGTGGAAAAGCTCTGTGGTATATCGCTTCAAAGGGATACAAACAGTATACTGACTCAACGGTAGTATGGAATTTCTCAGCCAGCAAAACTAAAACCTGTACAGGTACACGAATTATTTCGAGCCCTCTCTTTTCAAATGCCACAGATTTACTTGCAACTCTAACTGTAGGATGGAATGAAGCAGAAGACCCGCTTTATGAGGAATGCTATATTTTATTCGACAACACAGGTATTCCAGAACTTAAAACTATTTTTGCTTCGCTACGAGCAGGACTTCATAAAACTGCAACCTTTATTTCTCCAATAATTCCGGCCTCTTCTGATACTACAACTGCTGTTGGTCAAATTAAAGTTTTACGTGGGACTGCTCCTAGTACATTGGGTGGGTTACAATATACCTGTAATCAGTTCCTTATTACCGATTCTGCTGGATACTCATATTATACTGCATTGGCGGGGACAGTTGCCAGCAACCTTGCAAATATTATAGATAAAAAACTTGGTGGTATTGCTCCGATGTTCACCAATGATGGTGCTGGTCTTGGTGGTCAACTTAGTCGTGTAATAAAAAAACAAAAGTTTAAATTCTCTGCTGACCAACTTGATGAGTTAGATACTGCGGGAGTAAACCCTATTATCTCTGATAGCTTCTATGGATTGATGATTACTTCTCAGAAAACAGCCGCAAACCCGATTTTCTTAACTGATTGGTCTTTCATTGGGCATGCTACTGCCTTTGACTTACTAAAACGCGAATGTAAACAGCAAGTACTTATTCCTCAGATAGGAAAAGCAATTAGCCCCTATTACTTACAACTTCGTGAAGACCAAACACAAGCGATTCTCAATAAACGTTTGTTTGGTACTACTGCAATATGGACAAATGCAGTGGCTATTGTAAATGATGTTTCTGTTAATAATGATGAAACAAAAATGATGAATAAGTTTGTTGTAAAAGTTAGAATAAAAGTAACTCCTTTCTCAGAAACCGTAGAATTTGTCTTAAATAATGTTTCTCAAAATACTACAATATAATTAGGAAGGAATAAAAATGAGTGATAATGTTCAAATCCTAATTAACTCTGGTTTTGATGCTTTTAGTAATCTTTATAAAGTTGCGATATACCCTCCTACTCCAGTTTTCTCTAATTTAGGAATAGCCTCCACTGAAGGTTATGAAGTACGAGCACAGGATTTTAAATGTCCTTCTCTACCTTTAGGAGAGTATGCCACAGACTATAAAACAGTACAACTTACCAGAGTTAATGCAATGTTTGGTGGAGAAAGAGAATTTTCATTACGATTTCGTATAGACAGCACTTGGCAGTTATATACAGAACTAAAAAAATGGAAAATGAAATATGTAAATATAGCTCAAGACCAAGTATACATGAATAGTTTAGCGAATGCATCCGATAATTCTGCTATGTATGGGAAGATTCAAGTATCGGCCTTAAATGGGGCAGGAGTACTTGCCAGTGATGGGGTATCAAATGCTAAAATGAGTTGGACATTTAATCATGTCATGCTCTATGATATTATAGAACCCACATTTGGAAGAACAGATTCTAAACCAGTAGAAATTGAATGTAAATTTTTATTTGGTGAATATACCGTTGCGGGAGAAGTGTAATGAGTAATATAACTACAATAATAGATGCAGGAGCCGATGCATTTACCAATCTTTTCGATGTTTTAATTACCTTTCCTACAAATTCTGCTACTAAAGACTTCAATACAACTAATAATCAAGATAAAATTGCAGTAAGAATAGCAGATTTCCCTTTCCCAACTATAAATTTAGAAACCTACCCTATAAGCTATAAATCTATTACCTTGAAAAGATTTAAACCTAAAATTATTGGAGCACGCAAACTTTCTTTAAATATAAGAATGGATGATAAATGGGATATTTATAACAAGTTTAAAACTTGGAAAACACTTTATTCAAATGTAACTACATCTGAAATTACTTTTAGTAATTTTTTAAAAAGTTCTACCGATGTATCGGCTTATGGGCAAATAGAAGTTCGAGCTTATAACTCAAATACTGCTTTATCCGATGTGGTAGGGTCTAGTGCAGTAACGAGTGCGCCTGTTTGGAAATTTGAACAAGTAGCCTGTGTAAATATAGAGGAACCTGCCTTTACTCGTGCCAGTGCAGAACCTATTATGTTAAAAGTAGAATTTTTGTTTGGAACCTTCACTCCTCCGGGAGAATCTATTCCAAAAGCCGTCTAAACAACAATACTTCCTGTAGCTACTTCTACAGGGAGTTTTTTTAAAACACACTAATTATGTATGTCAAATATATCAACATTTATAGATGTAGCCAGTAATTCCGCTTTTTCAAATTTATATGAAATGTCTATTGGAGCACATGAAACCCCAAAAACTAATTTTCGACAACGTATAGAAAATGTAAGTTTGGGAGGGGCTAGTCTTGAGTATCGCCTAAACGAAGCTACGAAACAACATCAAATTGTGGGGGCCTCTCGATATAAGACAATAAATTTTAAAGTACGAGAAGATAGAAACTTCTACATTTTAAAATATCTTTCAGAGTGGTATCAGAACATATATGATGCCTATTCAAATACTTTTGTAGTGGGTTCTAAAAATGCTGAACCTCTTCCCTTAGTTGATAAAGGAATCGAAGATATTGTAAAAAAAAGAACTGTTACAATATGGGCAGGGGGGAATCAAGACTATGACTATTATTCAAGTGATAATCTTCCTCCTTTTTATTTCTCAACAGATACAGCAATGATTCAAACTCCTCCAGTAATAACCTATGGGTGGAACAATTCTACCGCTATAACATATGATGTAACCTTAGTATGCGATACATATCAATTAATTATTGGAACGGGTGATGAGCCACTAACTTTGGGAAGTGACAACCAAAAAAGTGTTAAAGGAAAAGCAGTGCAAACAAATCCAAAATATTTCTCCCTACCCATTAAGGGCAATACGAGTACCTCCAAGTGACACCTTTAAAAACACTAACCGAGACAAACTTAGATTATGTGGATTTTTCATATGTAGGTTATAGTATAATAGATATATCTACTTCCTATGAAATTTTACAATTAAGCATATCTACAGAGTATCAAACAGTAGCGGAATACCCTTTAGGGGATATTTTAAAAGTATACCCTTTGGGGTCTAATATTTCATTATATACTTTCAATAAAAAAATTAAAATTAAATGTAATTGGTCTGTGGATTCTGGAACATTGTACTTAAAGTTTTACACAAGAGAAGGAATAGAAATACAAAACTCTGGAATAAAAACAACAAGTAATGCCTTATTAGCAGTTGAAACTATTTTAGATATTCCCGATGAGGCATTTTATTTAAAATTTAAGAATGTAGGTGGGAGTTTAGCCACTATTAAAAACATACAGTTATTTTCAATAGAGAACACATCTATTAATGCACAAAGTAGTCTTTTATTAAGGGAAGTGGATGCATTAAAAAATGTTTTCAAACTATGGCTTTTTAGTAATGCGGGGGACTATGGAAGGAAGATTCATCTTGGAGGTGTACTTGATTTTATTATTGGAAAACCCTTAAATGAGTCTATGAGAACAGAGATTTTCAAAAAACTGAGTGAAGAAATAACTGCTAAATTTTATAATTTAGTTCCGCAGGATTTGGTTATTGTAGCTGATACTGAAAACAGAGCGTTTCGTATAACATTGTATCTATCAGATATTTATAATAAATTTAATTTTAATGTCCCATTACTAATTAAACAATAAGGAAAACAAATGAAATCTTTTGCGGTGAATGATATAAAGTATAGGATGCTTCTAAAATTAAAAGAAAATAGTTATTGGTCTAAGATAGCACAAGACTCCTCAATAGATAGTTTACTTTCAGTAATATGTGAGGGGATTTCTGAGAATGACCGATACTTTGAGTATAACAGTCGTGAAAGAACATGGGATTATGCACAAAACATGTCTTCCATTCTAGGGCAAACATCTTTTTTTGGTTATAAGCCTCGTAGAAAAGTTTCTGCCATAGGGGATGTTTATATTTCTCATGATATAGAATTATTATCTTTACTTGGAGTTTCAGGATTGTCCACTCTTACAACATATAGTGGTGCGGATTTGCCTGTTTCTTTTGGTAAAGTACTACCCTCTACCATTCCATTCAGTAATACTCAATCCATTACCTATACTTCAGGAAATACTTATGCAATGCTTCCTTGTATACAGGGTACTACACAAACAATTTCTACTTCTGACCAAAAAACAATAGGACTTCCTTTTGAAACAATTAGAATAAATGTTAATAGCATAGAAGCCGCTTTAGATGATATATCGAGTGCCTTTTTTTCGGTTACTTTAACATTACCCGATACAACAGTTATTGTATTTAGTGAAGTAGAAAATATATTAATTGCTGGGGAAGATGATTGGGCCTATGAAGTAACTAATGTATTCACTGCGGGAACATCAGAATTAGAATGTATAGAATTAAAGTTTGGGAATAATGTTTCCGGAAGAATGCTTCCTGCAAACTGTATTGTTTCTTGCACTTTTTTAGATACTTTAGGGGAATCCGGAAATGTCTCTACTGTTGGGGAACTTTCGGGAACCATCTCTTTAGGAACAGGGGAAAATGTTTTATATTTCAAGAACTTAGCTCCCTTAGTGGGTGGAAAAGATATTGAATCAATAGCGGAGATTAAAGCGAATGCTCCTATCCATTACCTTTTGGATGGAGCAGTAATATCTCAAGACCAATATATAAAAAATATAGAAAACATTCCCTATATTAATAAAGCAAGTGTTTATGAAGGAATTTTTACTGACCCTATTACTTCACTTCTTAGAAATGCTATTATGTATACGGCAATTACTATATTGGGAAAGGCTCCCGAAGCCTCTTCTTTTGAATTAGATGTCAATCTTCGATTATTAGGAAAAAAAGCTCCATTAGATTTCTTAGTATATGTTCCCCCAAACTTGATAGGCTTAGAAATAAATTATCAAGCCAATATTGCTTCGTCTAAGTTTAGTAATGTTTCGCAGGTAATTAGTGACATAAAAGATATTCTATTTGCTCGGTATTCCATTTTAAACATGAAATTCAATGAGCCCCTTGCCCCCTTAGATATACCTCTTTATTTGGAAAATAATTATGTTTCAAACTTTTTAAAAAATACATCGATTTTCTTAGAAGCAAGGATTAATTTGCCTGCCTCCTCTTTCTCTGTTGCAACCAATTTATTCAAATATGAACAAAACTTTGTTTTTGATTCTTCTTTTACCAGTATGTATCACAACAAAGATACTTATTTAATGAGAGTAGATTTTGTTTGGTCATGCACGAATTGTCAATATAAAAATAAAACTGTTTTTGTTTTCTTTAATAAGAACTGGTCTGAATCTACTCCGGCAATTTCCTATTATACAGTAAAACAATATCCTCTATTAAAAAATATTCTTACAAAAGAGTATATAGAATCAATTTTATTTTCTCCTTCATCCTTAATCACAGAACTAACTGTGGATTCCCCAACGTGTACTCTTTATGATGCCGCAACAGAATCAAATATTACTTATGAATATTATCCAATAGAAGTAAAGTTTGATAACACTTCAGAATTAATGAATAGTACTCTTTTGTTCCCTATTGTTTATAATGATACTCCGTATATTGATTATACAAACTTTTCTTCTGAACAAGTAGATGCTGATGTGCAAATAAATGTTTATTCTTATCCTTTAAATTATAATGCATTTAGTATAACTCCCTTACTTAATGGTAGTATTTTTGAAGTATTAGAAAATGATATAAAAGTTGAAATAGGAAATATCTAATGTCTGAATATACTATTTTAGTTCCTTCAAATCTTTCCTCTCCTCCTCCCGCATCGGAATATGTAGAGTTTTATACCCAAAATAGTTTGAAAGAGAAAAATACTGAATTAGTAGACACTGCTTATAATCCTATTGTATTAGAAGACATTTCTGAAAATCTGCATTCTTTAATGAAAAATCCTTTTTATCAAGAGTTGTGTTCTGTTGTGGTAGATGAATTGCAACAACAACTAGAAAAAGGGTACGTATTAGAAAATATGTTTAATTTAAAAGAATACTTTGGGGATATGGAAGAGTTTACTTTGCGCGTAGACAATATATTCAAAATGTTAGATTTTAAACCTTCTGTGGAAGTATTAATTTACTTGCTTTCAAATTATTACAATGAGAACTATTCTGCTACACTTCCCGAATTGTCTGATTCTACAAATTTAAAAATACAATGGTTTATTGATTGCGCTTATTCTATTTACATTATTAGAAAATGGGGGGGAAGTATAACAGGATACCGTTATTTATTCTCTTCCATCTACCATCACGGTTCTGTATTTTTAAGAGCAAAGTATATAGAAACTGATGCTTTCTCAGAATATACAAATAAATACTTTAAATTAACGGATTTTTATGCTACCTCTGAATATCAACAATTGCACCCAAATTCTTTTAACAAATTAATTCCTTCCTCCAGCACGTCAAAGTGGCCCTTTTCTGTAAACGTTTCCGGAGTTGAAGACTACTTTTTTGCCAAAGCCATATCTTATTACCAATATGATACTCCTCATATGTATGATGAAAATATCGGGGAACCTTCTGTATTAAGATATGATACAGGTATTGAAATTGGATATATTGGAAAAGGTTTAATATTAGAATTGTGTGCCGATAAAGTATTTACACATCTTAATTCCTTGAATAAGACCAAATGTTTAATGGATACTATGTGGATGAATCATATTAATTCTTTGCTACCATTAGTAAAACAAGTTTCTGCTCCTGTAATGCTTGGAACACAATTGTCTTTAGTAGCAAATAAAGAGGGAACCTATATCAGTAACCCTCTAGTACAGATAAAAGATACAGTAAAATATACACATCCGAATATCGAAGCTAAATTTCAAACTATAAAAACTAATTGGGAAGCAAACAATGTTATATCATATGTTCAAGTAGGTATAGGAAATTTAGAAACATTGGGAGTAAATGTATTTGCCGATGATACTGAAAATCCATTAACTAAAACAATTCCAATTGCCTTAGCCAACCCATTATTTAGAAACAGTATAGGAACCGATGAAGTTGTTGTATTCTCAGGGTATCAAACATGCAGTGTTATTATCCATCCCTCAACATTCACTAATCAAATATTTCAGCACCAAGCAATTAAAATTGCTCAATCTGAAAGACCAGCAAATATAGTAGAAAGTACTATTATTACTTTTCCACATCACTCTTTAACCTCCGGAAAATCTTCTTTCTCTTTCTCTTTAACTTTTACAGGTTTCGGACTCGAAACTTTCGAAAGAACAATTGTATTCACAGATAAATTTAGTACCAATCTGGAAAAGTACATTACTGTTCCAACTTTATTTGATGGAGATGGAAACGCGATAAAAGATGAATATTTTTATTCTCCCACAGATTACTTAGATGCAATAAATTATTCTTTTGCTTTAGATTATTTTGAATTTGCTGAAGCGGATTTAATTACTATCATTCCTATTGCCGTAGAGCATGTTGGAGAAGAAACAGAGACACAGATATATTCTATCATTGATAATGAAAAAGGAACATTAACTTTTAAATTACAAATAAACCCTCTGTCCGTATTAGGAAAAGTTTCTACTTATATGGGAACAGGAACTCTTTCTTTATTAACAGATATCTCCTGCTCATATACCACTAATTCAATAAAGAGATTGAATACTTCTTCTTTCTCAGATATTTCATCAGTTGTAGGAATAACAGAAATTGGTGTATTTAATACCGATGATAATATGGTGGCCTATGGAACATTTCCTCCCATAATATATGATGCGGAAAAATTTCATTTATCTCTCAATTGTTTATTAGAAAACACAGTGTAAAAGGAAAAAACAATGTCAACATATGAGTCTATAGCAAGTGATAATAATAATGGTTCCCAACAAGTAACTACTTCCCCAAAACAAGAATTAACTTCTCTAAACGCCAATAAAATATTATTTGGATTGTTTGATTATGGAGTATACAGCTCTGAATTGGAGATTTCTACAGTAGGAGAAAATGCCCTTTTTACTATTAAAGAAGGTACTACTTTTATTTTTGAAAAGGAAGACCCTGTTTATGCTACTACTATGGTTTCCAAAATAAGACTACAAGAAGATGCGGCAGTTAATGTTCCTACCGTAGAATTATACTCTGGAATATTTTTTACGGCTCCCGCTATTATGCTGGTAGCTTCATGGAAGTATAATGTTCAAGACCATATAACAGTTTTTGCCAAATTTCATGTTCTTCCGTATACCCCTGCTGTCCTTGCAGAAGTCGCTCTTAATAAAGATGTTATCCTTGCTGTAGCTGTTAATCATCAGGAAGCTATAGCTAATAATGATACTGCATATTATAAAATTTCTTATCAGAATCAATTTCAACGAAATTTGATGCAAAACATAGGAGAAATTAATGCAGGATTTCCTATAAGTTTTGGACACGATATAGCTGATTCCTATTTGCAAACAATTACTGTAGGAGAAGGAAGTTGTATATTAGGGGACACCTACATATCAAACCCTACCCCCTTAGTATGTAAAGTAGGAACGAATTGGCCTACTCCTGTTTTACCTAGCCCCGGAGCTGGATATTATCAAATAGATGTTCTTCGCATGAAAACTGAACGAGAAGGAAGTGCCGACAATACCCCTTACTTAGAATGGGTTTCCTTTTTAAAAGCTAGTGGAACAATTCCAGTAATAAAAAGTTTTTTAAATGGATACAACTTTACATTCACAGATATTGGTTATAATTTATTGTTTGCTGTTAGAAACTATACAGGATTATTAAGCACAACTAATATTTGGCCTTCGGAATGTCTTATTTCTAATCCTTTTATGCCACAATTAGGCATACCTGAAACCAGCACAAGATTCAAATTACCTGTATACTAAAAAAGGAAACAAAATGGGCGTTACAAAACAAATTTGGAAGTTTTCATGGAACCCTGCGGGATACCCTATAGAACAATTCTCTACATCAACAGGGACTATCTCTGTAAATCCGGTAATTAAGTTACAACACTCCTATTTTAAAATAGAAGGTTTTGTTGCTTATACAATAACTAAAAAAGGCACCAAACTTTTCTATAAATGTAATGAAATTAAAGTAGCAGGTACTGATTTCCTATTCAACGAACAGGATATAACCTTATCAACATTGGCAGGAAAAAGTATTTATTCTTCTTTAAAAATGTGTTCTTCAAGAGTAGAAAATCTTTCAAACTTAATTATTGAATGCTCCTATATAGCTGATGTTATTGACGCAGATTCATTAAATCAAGACTTGCATCAGGAAGCCTCCGTTGAACATAAACATTTAAAAGTAGTATCCTTAGATTCTAAACAAGCAAATATTGCTGAAATAGAAAGTGAAATGATTAGTGGTACATGGGGAGAACTTACTCCTGATAGTTTTGTACTTAACGATTCAGCACAAATAAATGGAACGAATATATCTAAAAATGGATTTGAAAGTACCTTCCCCGTAGACTCTTTAAACTTTGGTAACAAAGATTTTAATGTTAGTTTTGATGTTGCTACCAAAACAGCAAAATTGCAAGTAGGGGAAAAACGTGGGGGTGTTCTTTTCCATTCCCTACCCGATATCTCTCAAATACCTATTTATGGAATCCCTGTGGTATTATCTGACGACAGAGCAAGGTTAAACTTTGTTCCTTGGTTCTCGTTAGACCCTACCAATAAAGGTATCAAAATAGGTTCATTAAATATTGATGAAAATACTCTAATAAATAAAGGTAGTATTGATATTGCTAAAAAAGAAGTATTATGTAATATAACTTTATGTAATGATAACTTTTTAAGCTATAACAAACAAACAGGAGATGTGAGTATTTTTAATAATTTAATTTTTATGAATGTTATTACTAAAAAAGTAGTTATAAACGGTATCACTTTTTCCACAGAGTTCTTCAATTCAATTAGTCAAATGCAAAGAGATATTGCTTTCTTAAAAGAAAGAATAAAGTAACTAACTATAAAGAGGTAATATATTTATGAGTACTCCTTGGAACTTTTCTTATTCAGTAATGCAAACTCCTACAAAATTTAATATTCGTCCTACGTATATTATACCAAATCTCAGTATACTGGGGCAAATATCTTCCACTAATACTTTGGGAGGATTTCTTTCTACTGATTTGGAAAATATTGTAGCGGGGATGCAAGTATATAATACTACCGTTTTTGGAGTAGCTGGTCGTGCCGTTATATCTAAAGATACGGTTGCTAAAACTGTCCTATTCGGTGGCGCTCCTGTCTCAGCTAATTATACCTTGGAGTTTACTTTTGATACAAACCCTAATGTAGAAACATTTACCAACTCCTTGGTTCCGTTAGTAGGACAACAAATTCATGATAACTTCTTTTATGTATCCGAAGGTTTAATGAATCATCAAGAAAGAATAACTCTCATTGAAGCATACTCTACCACCTCCGTAAACCCAACAGAAGGATTTGTTCATTACAATGGTTTTCAAGAACAAGAAGGGGCTTTTTATGGTAGCTCAACTTTACAATTAATAGCCTCCTCTAAATTTCCTTTAACTGAAGTTTATGACCCTTCAAATGTTCAAATATTCACCATTGCAATGGACGAAGGTATTGTTGAGGCCACTCCTCTTTCTTCAAAATTCCATACCATAAATTTGGGAGCAAACAAGACTGCGGGAACAACTTTTCCTTCAATTACAGACTACTGCACTTATGCAAATTCTCAATTAAATAATAATGGTTCTGGTTTCAATTTTACTAGTAGTCAGATTATTTCAGGTTCTTGGATAGCTTCAGATACAGCTACTAAAGATTGGAATGCAATCCCCCAAGGATTCCTTATAAGAATAGATGATGCTCCTGATGAAGAATTAATAACTATTGATTTCCTAGAAGCAGATAGACCAAGTACTCTTTATATGTTTTATACTTCTATTAATAGTAAATTAAATTCTGCGGGATTGTTTGCAAAAGTAATAGCTTCAGATTATACGGGAAGATTACGAATATCCGGTATATCTAATAAGTCCGGAGCAGGTTGGTGTACTCGTATAGAATTAATTGAAAAAGCTGGACAAACTTTCTTAGCTGATGCTATGTGGATTACTCCCTCTACTATATTTGATTTTAGTACCTCTTTACAATTTTTACCAAACCCTACTGCAACAGAATATAGCTTTACGGTTACTTCTGCAAATGCAACCATTGGGGCTATCTACAGTAATAATGGAAATGTTTTCACCGTTACAGAAACTATTGTTGCAGGTATAATTTTAAAAGTAGCAACTACCGGGAGTGCCCCTTCTTTAAGTGGAACTTTAACTCGTATCTCTGGAACAGGTGATTCTACAATAACTTTCTCTGCTTTTACAACTAACATATTATTGGCAGGATTAAACTCTTCTTTTAAAATGGTAATAAAAGATGATGAGTTCTTTCCAGCCCTTCAAACCTCTGGATTCAATTCAGGAATCTTTACAGGAAATTACATAACTTTCCATTCAAAAACTCCAGTGTCTACCAGCACTACTCTAAACTTTGATGGGAATTTTAAAGCTACCGCTTTATACTGTACCTCTCTGTATACTTCGGTACTCACAGCAACCGCTATTACTAGTATTACATTATCTTTAACAGGAGCATTCATTGGAACTTCCGGTTCATTTACAACTATAAATACAAGTGGTCTGGCTACTTTGAATTCTTTGTCAGTAAATACCACTTCTCTTTTTACAGGTGATACTGTGTTTACGGGAGCAATAACTGCAAATGGAGCAACTACATTATCTAATTATACTTATATTACTAATACATTACATTTTAATGATTACACTCTGTATAGAGCTCCTTTACTGAGTACAGGTGTTTTACAACCCGCTGATGCTCCAATAAATGATGATACACAATATCTTCTATATAATGGAAACTTTGGTGCTTACAATGTGGATGTTGTTGGAACATTACGAATACATGGGACAACAAAAGCGTCTGGTAGATTTTGGATGGGAACTGCGACTACAAATGATGAAGCTGGAGCAATATATACATTAAACTATAATGGCCCCTTTAGAGCAAACACTGCAATAGGTAACTCTACTCGTGCATCAAAAACAAATATTGTTTCTTCGGGTATCAATGCTTTGCAAATGATTAAAGATACTCTCATTGTAGATTATAATTTTAAAACTTCTTTAGAAGTACCACGAATAGGTTTTATTGCAGAGGATACTAATATTTTATTAGCTACTCCAGAACAAAATGGTATTGATATCACTAATTGTATAGGTATTATATTAAAAGCAATTCAAGAATTAGCAGACATGATAAAGGAATAATATGGCAGATTTAAGTTTTCCAGAAACCGGGGATGCTTGGTTAAATAGTACAACGAACTCCTTAAAATATAATCTTAATGGTACGAATTATACTATCATCCCACAAGATTGGTTTGTAGCGGGTGCTGTTATTGAAACTGCTGGATTTGTTGTTTCTTTAAATACATCAGGAAAGGTTGTTAAAACCGATTCTGCTACTACTGATAAAACAGTAGGTCTTGCTCTTAATAGTGCTCCTTTGGGAAATGAACCTGTTGAAATAATTAGAGCAGGACGTTACCATTTCACTGAAGAAGATTGGCCTACTGCTCCTTTCCTTGTCGGTGAAATTGGACTTATCGCCTATGTTATAGATTCCCCCAATGGACAATTAACCACAAATAGAAATGCCGCAATTCTCGGAAGCAATAATCTTATTGAATTGGGACAGGTTGTGGGAGTTCGTGATATTATTATTGCTATCGAAGGAGATGGTAGAGGCCCCCTTGATTACTCTGAAATTGAATATGTGACAGGTGAACTTATAACAAGTACTGGAACTCCAAAACTTGTATGCCAAAAAGCCGATGGATTGGTTTATCTATCTACTAAAAGCACCCTTTCTGACAGATATAATGTGGTAGGATTTATTGTTGGGGCAAACTCAGCGGTACAACCTCTTCCTGTAAGTACAAGAGTATTAGTAAGAAAATTAGGAAAAGTTTCTGGATTTTCAGGCTTGACAATGGGACTACCTGTGTATGCAGGAGGAACAGATATTGCTGGAACATTTGGAACTCTTACTCAAAATGTTAGTAGCATCTCTACTTATTATGATAAATATATAAATATTGGTTTAGCAAAATCTACAACTGAAATTGTTACTACTATACAACCAGCTTATTCAAAAACAGACGATTCCCCTATAGGTGTAATAATTTTAGCAGACTCTACTAAAACGGAACCAGATAGTAGCTTTTTATGGATGAATGGGCAAGTACTAAATGCTGTTACAAATACTCAATACCAACCTCTCTACGCTGTTGTTGGAAATAAATGGGGGGGAACAAATAATACAAACTTTGTATTAGGGAATTTAAATGCAGGTTCTCTTAAATACCAAATTAAATACAATTCCTTCTATCAAATGCAACCCTTGTATACTCCTACCTATCAAATAGAATATCCTTCAAGTACTACGTGGGAAACCTATGCTAATACTAATAAAGTTATTAATATAACTTCTTTTAATCTCGCTTCTCAAGATGAATTCAAAGACATTCAATGTAAAGTTTATGCTAAAAAATTAACTACTACTGTTGAACTACCTCCTCTCTTTAGTTGGAACTCTGGCGTAGAACAAATCTATGGCTATAATTTAATGTATGTTTCAAATACAAGTGTTCAATTAAACTTAGCTACAAATGGATTGGCGTATATGAATGCGTCCGATACGATAATTTTAATTGATGCAACTTGGACAATAAAAATAGTTTTAACTAAAAATGAACGGTATAACCGATATAGAGACTCTGATTCAGATAGAAAATTAAATTTTATAACAAATTCATTGTTTCCTTTCTATAATGAAATGGGAGCAGTAGATGGGTTACAAGCTTTTTGGGATATGAATGATGTGCCAGAAATTCCCAACGACCCAGCTGGCGTGACGTATTTGCAGGATGCGTGGGCTACGGTGGATGGGTGGTCAGCATTTAGGTGTACCACTGATATAGTAACCAACCCCGGAAATCTAAGATTAACAGCTACAGACTTCAATCCTGCTATTAGCACATGGGATGCATCATGGGCTGGCAAAAGCATAAGAGTAAAGATTAAGATAATTAGCGGAGTCGCGACTCAAGCAAGACTATATATTACAAACTTTCCAAGTTATGAAAAAATAATTGACTACGACACTAGCGGAGAGGCGATTGGTGATTGGTATATTCCGATTGATGCGATTGGTGAAATGGGAATATCTCCCGGATATACAGGGTCAGCGGTATCTGATGTTTACGAAATTGACTTCATCTACATCGGCACTGGCGCATACCTTGCCGATTCCCTCATCGACAATTCCGGCAACGGCAACCACGGCAAGATTTACGGCGCAACTCCGGTTGCTGGTATTTCTGGAAAGGCGCTGGCGTTTTCTGCTATGCAGTCAAAAGTAGTTATGGGAGGCCCGATACTTGGCACGGTTGGCTCTTTTAGTTGCTGGTTTAAGCGAGATGTGCTATCTGTAGACCATATAATTATGTCCAATGCAATTTCATCTACGGGCTATAGCGGATGGACTATTGTTGCCACGAGCGCCAATTTATTAAAAATATGGAACGGAGGAGTTTCTACTTTACAACAAATTACAGTGGCAACAGTCAATGATACAAACTGGCATTTTATAGCATTTACATCAGATGGTATAAATATAAAATATCAATATGATAATGCTTCCATTGCAACCGTGGCCCTAACTGGTACCCTGTCACCTAGCACACTTCCTTTAACCATTGGTAAAAATGTCACCACTGGTGGATTGCCATTGCACACCATCGACGAACCCCGCATCTACAACCGCGCATTAACTGAATCCGAAGTACTATTTATCTATGAAGCAGGAGCCGGATTGTCGCACTAATTAGTTAAAGGAAACTAATACTAATATGGCACTATTAAAAAGTACGGAAATATTTGGAAATATAAAGGTTCATGGAAATGCTTTACTAGAAGGAAAGATAATTGGCGAAGGAGAAATAGTTGTTTCAAATAAAGCAACTTTTGAACAGGCCACAACTTTTAATGGTGAACCTACCTTTAATAGTGAATCTACTTTTAATGATGCTATTGCAGTAAATTCTACTCTTGATGTTTCGGGAGAAACTAATTTAAAAAATGTTACTGTTTCCGGAAGTTTAACAGTTCCCACAAACCCTAAAACTATAGAAACTATTATTAGTAATTTTTATTTTCAAGTCCCTGTATCAAAAACCTATACTATTTCAATTAATAATTTTTCTGGAGCTCGAATTAATGCTGATTACCTGCAAGGTATTTGGTCTACGTGTGGAGCTCTTTTACTTACTCCTCGTCGTGATTTAGCAGGATGCGGGACTCAGAATGAAGCGTTGTCATTTGGTGGGTATACCACTATCGCTGTTGGAACCACAGAAAAGTTTAATGGTAGTGTATGGGCATCTGGAGGAACAGGTTTAACT